ATGAAGACCAGGATCACGGAACTGTTCGGGATCAAACACCCGATCATCCAGGGCGGCATGCATTTCGTCGGCCTCGCCGAGCTGGCCGCCGCTGTATCCAACGCCGGCGGCCTGGGCTTGATCACCGCCCTGACCCAGCCGTCGCCGGAGCATCTCGCCGCCGAGATCGAGAAGGCGCGAGGCCTCACGGACAAGCCCTTCGGGGTCAATCTCACCTTTTTACCTTCGGTGAGGTCGCCCGACTATCCCGGCTATGTCGCCGCCATCATCGCTGGCGGCGTGAAGATCGTGGAGACCGCGGGCAACAATCCCGTGCAATGGCTCCCTGGCCTCAAGGCGGCCGGCGTCAAGGTCATCCACAAATGCACCTCGGTCCGGCATGCGCTGAAGGCCGAGGCGATCGGCGTGGACGCGCTCAGCATCGACGGCTTCGAGTGCGGCGGCCATCCGGGCGAAGACGACGTCCCCAACATGATCCTGCTCCCCCGCGCCGCCGACGAACTCAAGATCCCCTTCGTCGCGTCCGGTGGAATGGCGGACGGGCGCTCCCTGGTCGCGGCCTTGGCCATGGGCGCCGAGGGCGTCAATATGGGGACGCGCTTCATCGCCACCCAGGAGGCGCCGGTTCACCCCAAGGTCAAAGCCGCCATTGTCGCGGCCAGTGAACTCGACACTCGCCTGGTGATGCGCCCGCTACGCAATACCGAGCGGGTGCTGACCAACGCCGGCGTGGAGCGCCTGCTCGAAAAGGAGAGGGCGCTGGGCCCGGGCGTCACCTTCCAGGACATCGCTCCGGAAGTCAGCGGCGTCTATCCCCGGGTTATGCGGGACGGTGAGCTGGACGCGGGGGCGTGGAGCTGCGGCATGGTCGCCGGGCTCATTCACGACATCCCCACGGTCCAGGTGCTCATCGATCGGATCATGGCCGAGGCCGAGGTGATCATTCGTCAGCGGCTATATGCCCTTCTCGATTAGGGCATCGCCCCGAAGAGTCCTTGTTTAACCTACGTCGGCTGCCTGCTCCCGCGCGGAGTCGAGTCCGGGCCTGCCCCGACAGCGACAAAAATAGAACATCGCGGCGCTGGGCGTTTTTCGGAAACGGTAGGACGATCCGGAAATTCTCGCAAAATCAATGGAAACCAAGAATCGGACGCCAAAACGCCAATCCCGCGCAAGAGCGGCGAACTATCCAATCTTTTCAAAGATTAAGTTTGGAGGCCTGGCCGAGAATCGAACTCGGGTACACGGATTTGCAGTCGGTGGGGTGGTTAGGGAATTCAAGGGGTTATCCGCGCGCGTCGCTGTGGCGTCGTTGTCAGGTTCCGGAGAGGATCAGGCGTTCACCATCGGCGGCCATCTCCTGGTCGCCGGCTTCGTCGGTCCAGAGGTGGCCGTAAAGGTCCATGGTCATGGCCAGGGTGGCGTGGCCCAGCTTCTCCTGAAGCTTCTTCGGGGTGACGCCGTTCTTGATCTGGATCGAGGCGTAGACGTGCCGCAGCATGTGCGGGGCGAAGTCCACCTTCAGCACCTTCCGCCCGCGCTGGCCCGGTTCGGTGTCGGCCAAGCCGGCCCGCAACATGAGCGGATTCCAGCACTGGCGGCGGAAGTCGGAGTAGGACCACAGCGGCCCAAAGCGACCGCCGGCCGGCCCCGGAAACAGGCGCGGCGGGATGTTGTGGCCCTGGCCGCCCGACAGGTGAACGATGCCGCGGGCGGCGCGCCAGGCGCGCACGGCCTTGGCGGTGGCGGGGCCGAGCGGGACGTCGCGCAGGCCGTCCTCGCTCTTTACGTCGCCCAGGGTGGTGTGCCGCGAGCAGAGCTTCTCGACGACGTGGAGAATGCCGCCGGCGTTGGAATTCGCGCCGATCGCGCGTTTCAGTTCGGCCGCCTCGTCCGCCGCGCCGAGCAGCTCGGAAATGCGGAAGCCGCCGAACATCAGCAGATGCACGAGGGCGGTGTCCCGTTCGGGATGGGGGCCTTCGCTGGCGGCTTGGACCAGCGCGGTCAGCTGCGGCATCGGCGCCACCTCGACCTTCTGGTCGGCGCGCCGGCGACGCTTCTGGACGATCTTGGCCGCCTTGACCGGGTCGCCCTTAAGCCAGCCGTTGCGGGCGCCGTGGGCGCACCAGGCCGAGAGGCTGCGGCGCACCCGCCGCGCGGTCTCGACCGACCCGGTGCGGGCGATGACCCGATCCAGGAAGGCCTGTATCCGCGGCGTGTCCAGGTCGCTCAGGACCGTCGTCGGCAGGGCGGAGAATCCATCCTCTTCGGTGGTGGCGTCGATCGCCAGATGACAGCGCAGATGGGTGTCGTAGCCATCGGCCGTTCGCCGGTCGCGCTCGCCGGCGGCGACGATGGCGTCGAACCAGCGGTTATGGCTCTTGGCGAGGGCGAGCACCGTCATGTCGGCCGAGCCCGATGCGCCGACGCCATCGTGCTTCTTCACCCAGGCGTCCGCCTCGCGCTTGGTGGGATGGTTCCTGGACTTCCGCTTGCCCGACAGCGTCTTGACCGTCGCCTGCCACGCCAGCTTGCCGGAGGAGTGGACGATCTTGCGGACGTTGGCCATGGGCGCTCCGGATCAGGCAGTCTTCTTTGCCATGAGCGCCGCTATCTGGCGATAGACTTCCATGAGGAACGGCGCGGGCGGCCGATCGCTGATCGGACCGTTTCCGATGCTCGGACCCCATAGCGCGGCTACACCGCGCTGCGCGGTTTTGAGGTAGCTAGCGACCGCTATATCAGCCATAGCGCTGCGCTTCCTTCGCCTGCGGCAGTGTCTCGGGCGCGTGCATCCAGGCGTCCAGCTCCGACCGGAAGGCATAGACGCCGAGCCCCAGGCGCTTGCGGATCGGGACATCCCAGCCCTCCTCGCGCGCCTGATAGACCCAGCGGACCTTCTTGCCGAGATAGGTCGCGATGGCGTCCGCGCCGTCAAGGCGATCGTTGGCGAGGTCAGTCATGGCGGGCTCAGACCCGCTGCGAGGGCGAGCGCGTCGCAGAGACGGTTGCGAAGCGTGCGCTGATCCTCGGCGTCCAGATAAACAACCTCAACGCCGAGGATTCCCCCAAACGGCTCGGGGAATACGGCGCCTGCCAGCGCCGGCGCGTTCGCTGCGTTCAGCGCCCGCAGTCGCGCGACATCGGCCGGGTGGACCAGATACCAATCGACGTCTTCATGGATGACCGGAATGGCGCGGTCGGGGAGGAAGACGAAGGAGACGCCAAACCGCATCCGGCGAGGCGCGGGCGGGAGCCGCCTGACCATGTCGATGAAGGCTTGGGCGTCCAAGGTGTTTGCGGCCATCATCCGGCCTCGCTGTCGTCGCCCAGGCGACCCAGATGATAGCGTTGTGCGGCCGCCAGCTGCTGCGAGATTCGATCTGGGGTGTAGTCGCCAGCGCGGACGAGAATGGCCAGGCGACCCTTACCGTCCGTTCGTGTGGCTGCCGGTCCATCTGACGCGTCGAGCGAGGCTGCATTCACCCACATCTCGCCGGCTTCGATCTCGGCCGGGGACGCGCCCACGCATTGGGCATGGATGTCGCCGCAATCGACATCGGACACCACGGGCTGGCCATCCAGGAGCGGCTTACCGCAGCTCTCGCAGTATTCGTGATAGTCGCCGGCCAGGGCGTCCCGCAGGGCTGTGGACTGGGGAAGGATGGTCGACACAAGAATTCGCGCCTCCTCGTCTGTGTCCCCTTTCCGCGCGGCCGCCTCGGCCATCATGACGGCCGTCGAGAGGGTCGCGGCGGCGTTGGCGCGCCAGAAATGGACCTCCTCCCGCAGCTGGGCCAGTTCGTCTATCAGCGCGGTCCAGTATCTCCGCGCGGCGGCGTGGAAGATGAAGGCGGAGACGTCCTCGAGGGCGCGCAGCTCGTCGATCGGCGGCAGGATGGGTGGGGTCTGCGCGCCCATCACGCCCACCCGATGTAGCGGCAGGCCGACAGGTGATCGACCACGGGGCCAAGGCGGCTCCCCAGGTCATCCGGCGGCGTCCAGTTGAAGAGACCCTGGCGACCGGCTGCTGGCACGGGCCTAAGGAGTGGGCGCAGGTTGTCGACGCGCAACGCAAAACGCTCCTCGGCAAAATTGCCCGCCGCCCTGTCGGCTTGGGTAAGCGAAGAGGACAGGCGTTTTGCACCGACGCATGCGGTGAGTTCGCCGATGGCGAGCACCATGCCGACGGGCACCAGCCGCCGCCAGTTCTTGCCAAGGGCCGCCGCGCAGAGCGCTTCCGGCGCGCCGACAACGTCGAGGGTGAGGCCGGCATGGATGGCGATGGGGCCGCGATAAGGTGTCGCCCAATCACGAACGTCGTGGCGCTTGACGCCGGCGGCGAATAGCGAGGCCCAGGGCTGCCAAAGGGTCAGCGCCTTGAAGGTGGTGGTCTGTGCAAAGAGGTCGGTCATGGGTGATCCGAAATGATCTGATGGGGAAGGGCCGCCGGTGAGCGAGGCCGAAGGCCACGAGCCCACCGGCGGCCCTTGGGCTCAGGCGGCAAGTTCGGCGTCGATGACTTCCAGCAGCAGGTCGAACGACCGGGCGTAGCTGGTGCGGCGAGCCACCTCCGCCGCCGCCTCCGCCACCGCCACCTCCGCCGCCGCCACCGCCTCCGCCGCCGCCGCCACCGCCTCCGCCACCGCCACCACCGCCACCGCCACCGCCTCCGCCGCCTCCGCCTCCGCCGCCACCGCCACCGCCACCGCCACCGCCGCCGCCTCCGCCGCCACCGCCGCCGCCTCCGCGCGCCGCCGGCGCGCGGCGTAGTAGTTGCTCCAGGCCTGATCTCTCAGAACACGCGCCTGGTCGCGGATCGGAACGTAGGCCTTCCAGTGTGTCGAGGGGTCGAGCAGCAGGGTCAGCAACTGGTCGGAAAGGCCCTTCAGTTCGGGCCAAAAATCGGGCGTATGATCGCCCAGCTTGGCCTGAGCTTCGTCAATCGCGCCGGTGAATACCCGGGTGATGAAGGTGCGCCGCACACGCTCCCAGGCGGCGGCGTCGAACACCGACCAGCGATGCAGCCGCTGTGCATAAGCCTCGCCATAGTGAAAGATGCGCTCCTCGGGAACGCCGTCGAACAGGCGCACGGTGAGACGCGCCAGCCATTCCGGCATCAGCCGCGCGGGGCAGTCGGACGGGCTGTCGATCGACGGATGGATCGAGCCCAGCAAGCAGGCGATCTCGACGCCAACGCCGTCGTCGCCGCCCCGGCGCCCGTGCCACTGACCCTGGGTCAGGCGGCGTTCGCGCACGTGGGTCATGATGTTCTCGGCCGCCACGTCGTTGGTGATGGCGTCTAGCGTCAAGGCTTCAGGCATCTTCAGTCTCCGGTTCTCTGGCCCCCAACGGGCCGGAATGGGTGAATTGGTCGCAGCGCGCGGGTAGGCGCTCGGCGAGGCAGGCCTCCGCCTGGTCTGCGAAGTAGCGGCTCCGGCCGGGGTTGCCCGGCCGGCCATGGCGGGGCAGCAGAGCTTCTGCTTGCACCGTCCATCGGCGGGCGCTGTTGAGTTCGGTCTGCGCCCAGGCGAGGTGTTCGTAGCGGGTGCTCATGCGGCCTCCGCGATGGTGATCACGGCCGGCCGGGGCTTGCGGCGGCGGCGCGGGACGGCATCGGCGAAGATCTCTTTGCACTCGGCCTTGATCATCTCGCCGGCGACGGCGTTGCCGATCTGCTTGACCTGCTCGGTCTTTGTGCCGGCGAAGATGTAGGGCCGCTCCCGCGTGCCCAGACCCATGGCCGCCGCCAGTTCGTGCGGCTCCAGCATGCGAAACAGGATGTCGTAGCGGACGCCGTCGACCAGGATGCCCTGGACGAGATCGACGTGGCCGGTGGCGGCGATCACCGGCGTGGGATTGTCGAGGTCGTGGGTGCGCGGCGCCTGTCCTGGCCGCTCGCCATGCTGGGCGGTGATGAAGGCCAGCTCGCCGCGGTTGGCGCCGGTGATGGTCGGCAGGGGTTGGCCGACATCCTGGACGCGGTCGGAGGCGTCGTGGTGCGTCACCGGCATGACGATGGCGAACTCGCCGCCCTTGGCCGTGGTCATGGTCGGGAGCGGTTCGGCGACGTCCCGCGCCTGGTTGGCGCCCTGGCTGTGCGTCACCGGCACCACCATGCCGAAGCGTCCCTTGGTGGTGATCGGCGGCAGGGGCTGTTCGGTCGTGTAGACGGGCGGCGCCGCGCCAGACTGTTCCTGCCAGCCGTTGCTATAGTAGGGCGTGATCAGGGCGTGGGCGCCGCCCGTGGGAATGGTCGGCAACGGCTCGCCGATCTCACGCGGCGCGCCGCCGGACGCCTGGGAGAGGATGAAAGGCTCGACAATCCCGAACGCGCCGCCCCCCGCGTGGATCGCGCCCAGCGGATCGTCGATGCTGAAGGTCCGCCGCTGATCAGCCGTACGGTCGCCCGGGGAATTGCCGTGGGCAAGGTTGGCGATGAACGGCTCGATCAGCATCGGGCGGGCGCAGCCTGGGTGATCGCCCGCGCCCGCACCGCCGGTCATGATGGTGGGCAGGGGCTCCTCGACCGATCGGGCCGCCCCGCTGCTGTGCTGCGACAGGATGATCGGCTCGGCCACGGCGATCCCGCCATCCGTGGTGATGGTCATCAAAGGATCCTGCGCGCCACGGGCGCCGGGGGATTTGCGGCCATGCATGTTGGTGCGGACGATCACCGCCTCGGCCGTCGCCAGATGCCCCGCGTGGGCCGTCTGGGTGGGCAGGGGTTCGTCAGCGCCGGAGGCGGTAGACCGACCCTTCATGTTGACGATCACCGGCTCGGCGAGGCCGATGTGGAAGCCTTGGGCGGCGATGGTTGGGATCGGCACATCCAGGCCCTGGCTGGCCATGTGGTTGCGCAGGATGACCAGGAAGGGGCGCGGCCAGCCGTGCTTGATCGCGCCCGCCCAGATGCGCGCCAAGGTCTTGGGGGCGAGGTCCTTCTTGCGGTTGAAGATGGACCGGCCCCGGATGTTCCAGTCGATGATCTCCCGCGCCGGCCGCCAGGGCTGCAGCGACGGGACAAGCGCCACGCCATCGGCCGGGCGTTTGGCGTGGGTCAGCGGCGCCCAGCCGACCTGGCGGCGGTAGCTGTAGCCCTTCATGATGAAGCGGGAGCGGGTGGTGGCGTCGCCGTAGTTGGCGGCGTTGAGCTTGCGCCAGTCGAGGTCCTCGAAGCCGATCCGGCGCACCGTGTCGATCCAGGCGTTGAAGTACTCGCCCTCGCGGTCCTTGATCGGCTTCATGGTCACCGGATCGACCGGCCCCCATTTGATGAATTCCCAGACGTTCTCGATGATGATCCGCTTGACCCTAAGCTCGGTCAGCCAGGTGATGATGTGCCAGGGATCGCTGCGCTGTTGGTCGCTGGTGGGCTTGCCGCCGCGCGCCACCGAATGGTGGGTGCAGGTGGGCGAGGCCATCAGCAGGTCAAGGTAGCCCTCGGGCACGAGGATGTGCGGCCGGACGGTGGAGATGTCCTGGACGTAGTGGCGCGCCTTGGGGTGGTTCAGGCTGTGGGTGGCGATCGCCGTGGGCCAGTGATTGACCGCGACCAGCTCCATCTCCAGGCCCAGCTCATCGCAGGCGCGCTGGCAGCCGGTGGAGGAGCCGCCGGCGCCGCAGAGCAGGTCGGCGACAAGGACTTTGCGGCGCGGGCGGATCATGGGTGCGCCGCGAAGTGGTGGGCAAAGGCGGCCGTCAACAGCGTGATGGTCGGAAGGAGAAAGGATAGGCGGTAGGCAGACCAATAGTCAGAGATCGACCAGCGCTCTTTGTTGTACCCGCGGCCCTTGAAACAGCTGATCAGGCACATGATCCCGATCGCCAAAGGGACGGTCAGTCGCAGCGGGGTGACCGGCCATGCAAACCAGTTCCAAATCACCGTCAGCACGTAGCCATCCAAGACCGTCCGAACAGGAGCGATGATCAAGCCAGCGAGGATGACCCACCCGTTTGGGGGCGGCTCACGCGAGGCTGTCGAGGCGTCGGTCATGGGTTCAATCCTTGAAAGGGTAGGCGCGGATGCGGGCGACGAGGGCCTCGACGGCGTCCAGGCTGCGCCCGGAAACTTCGGCGGCGCGCTTCATGTCGAGGCGGGTAATCCAGTGCTGGAACAAGGCGTCGAGGATGCCGAGCTCCGGCGCGTCCAGGCCGAAGACGTTCTTGCCCCTGGCCGGTTCGCCGGGGGCGGCGGGCAAGGCCTCGACCTCATGGCCTTCGCCGCCTTCTTCAGCCTCCATCTCCTCGCGCACCTCCCGCAACTGCTGCGAGAAGGCGTCGCCGGTCAGGCCCGGGATGGCCTTCACCGGGGCGTTGAGCCACGCTGTGGCGTAGGGGCCAGAGCCGGCGACCTTGGCGCTCCAGGCGCCGTGGAATTCCGCGAGGTTGATGGGGTGCGGCAGGTCACCGTCCTCGCGGGCCTGCTTCAGCCAGCCCTCGCCGACGTCGGTGAGGTAGACTGCCCAGTCGGCGCCGCTCGGCTGCATCAGGCCGAGCAGCTTGAGGTTTCGGATCAGCGCCGACGCGGCGGCGCTGGAGGGCATGCCGTCGACCTTGGCGGCCCAGACACCGCCGCGCGCCGAGAAGCCTTTCTCCGCCAACTTGTGGCAGACCTCGGCCATGACCAGCATCTGGGGGTTGGAGAGGATCGGGATGTCGATGCGCGGCAGGTTGGGTGTGTCGCCGTGGGCGCCGACCGGCTCAGCCTGAGGCGATTGGGCGGTCGGCGTTTCGGGGGCAGCGACGCCGCGAACCGGGTTCGCGGGCGTCAGCGGTGTCTCGGTCGCCGCCGTGTTGAGCCAGTCGGTGAGGTATCGCCCGTCCCTGGCCAGGGCGCCGGCGGTGAGCGGTCCGGCGACGGCGTCGCGGAGGCGGTAGAGACAGTCGGCGCGTTCATCGACAAAGCCGATCTGGACGAACCAGACGGTCAGGTCCTGGTTGGCCCGCAGGCTGACGGACAGGGCGCCGTCGCGGCCCGACCGGGTGTCGATCATCTGGCGTTCGCGCAGGGTGGACAGGGCGCCGCCTTCACCCGGCTTTACGGCGATGAAGCCATTGACGTCGCCGGTGCGGTACTGGGCCGCGTCGGCAATCTCGGCCACCAGCACGGCCAGCTTGGGCGACAGGTCCAGCGCGGGCTTGGGCCTGCTCTCGGTGACATTGTCGCGCACCTCGCGATAGTTCTTTTCGCCGCTCTCCAAGGCGGCGAGGTCTTCCGGGGAAGCGCGGTTGAGCACCTTCAGCCGATCCTGGACCGTCTTGGCAAGCCGCCCGCTCTGGCGGGCGCATTCGGCGGCGGTCCAATGCTTGGCGTCACACAGCCGCTTGAAGGCGCGGGCCTCATCCAGTTCGCTCATCGGCGCGCCGGAGTTTTCCAGCAGGCCGATCAGGATCACCTCCTCCGCGTCGGCCGGGGCTTCCTCGACGGCCGGCATGGGCATGTCCGGGTCATAGCGGCCATCCTCGATCAATCTGCCGACAGCAAGCCAGCGGCGCTGGCCGGCGAGGATGAAGCGATGGCCGCCCACGCTGGGAGGTGTGACGATCAACGCATCCTTGACTCGGCCGACGGCGTCTATCGCGCCCATCAGCACCAGCAGCTCCTCCTCGTCGATGGCGTGGCGGGGATTGTCCGGATGGGGCGTCAGGTAGGCGTGCAGGACCTCGATCTCGCGGCCCTGGCGCTCACCGGCAGCCCCGTCCAGGCTGAGACGCCCCGCGCCGACGTCCATGGCCCGCAGCGCCAGATCCGCGCGGTCGGTAACCGTCAGGCCGTCGGCGCTGATAAGGCCCTCGTCCCGCAGCCGGCTGATGGTCTTGCTGAAGTTGGACTTGTCGCGCCCCAGTTCCTTGGCCAGGGCGGCTGGCGTGGCGGGGAGGTCGTCTTCCTTCAGGCGGCGCAGCAGGGGCTCGTTCTCGACGGCCAGGGGCGACAGGGGCGAGGCGTTCATGCGGGGGCTTTCTCAGGCGAAAGGGCGGCTTTGGCCGCGCGCAGGGCGCGGATGGCGGATTGGGCTTGGCGCACCAGGTGCGGCGGCGCGGGCGTGAGGCCGGCGGGCACGTCGAAGACGACGAAGCCGTTGGCGGCGACGAAGATCAGGGCGTCGAGCTGGCCAGCGGTAAGCTCGATTGTGGCGGCGACCGGCGGCTTCATGACTTGGGAAACCAGCCCACCCGCTGCAGATCGCGCAGGGCCGTGTTGGCGTCTGACGCGGTGATCCCGTCCCAGATCACAGCGAAGATCACGCCGGGGCCGATGGCGCTGTCGATGGCGCGGACCTCGACCTCATCGCGGGCGGCGCGGCAGGTGATGGCGTCTGGCGCGGCCCCAAGCCGGTCGCAGATCACCCGCATGGTTTCCTCGGGCGCCGGGCCGAACAGGCTGATGGTGTGGGCGCCCGGCCGGGCATAGCCGGTGAAGCGAATGGTGACGGTGGGTCCCTGGCGAAAGCTGGCGCACATGTGCGAACCGGGTTCGCTGTTGGGATCGGTCATGATCTGGCCGGCGAAGAAGGCGCCTTCGGCCCGGGCGCGGCGGGCGGAGGGCTGCACGGTCAGGCCTCCGCCAGCTGGGCGCGGAGCGTCGCCGTGTCGGGCAGGCGGATCGCCCCGCGCCGGACCACGATGTCCGTATGCCGGTAGCAGGCCATCCGCCGGGCCTTCAGCAACCGTTCGGCCACGTCGCTGCGGACGGCATAGAGCGGGTCGCGGCCGATGGCGTCGTTCAGCAGGCCGGCCTCGTCCGCCGTCAGGCGGAACCGATGGACGCCCGCGCGGCCAGCGATGACGATCCGCTGGCGGGCGCCGTCGACCACGATGAGCGGGACGAAGCGGATGCTGTCCGCGCCGCCTTCACCGGCGCGTTCCATCGCCAACAGCGCGGCGGTGACCACCTGGTTGCGGCGGTCGGCTTCGACGGAGGAGGGGGCGGCCCAGCTCATCACAGCACCGCCGGATCGCGGCCGGCGTCGGGGTCGGCGATCAGGGGGCGGCGCAGGGCATAGTCGAGCGCGCCTTGCAGCCGGCCGACGGCGGCGTTCCCCGCGGACCCGTCCAGGAAGGCGTATCCAAGCAGGGCCAGGACGTTGCCGTCCTCGTCCAGGGCCTGGACCTCGACGACCGGACCGCACCGACGCCGCCCGCCGCGATCGGCCAGCGAACAGGCCTTGAGGCTGATGGTGTGATCCTCGCGCAGGTCGTGGATGCGCTCGGCGAGGCCGTCGGCGGAGAGGAAGGTCTCGTCCACCGCCAGCAGGGCGCGGGAAAAGGCATAGGGACGGCGTTGCATGATTAGCGGCTCCTGCGAGGGTCGAGGTGTTGCTTGAGGTGTTCGGAGGCCTCGCCCATCAGGTCGGTGAAGTCGCCGATGTGGAGGTGGTGAAGCTCGACGGCCGTGACCTGCGAGCCGGAGTTGAAGGTCAGGCGGACATGGGCGTAGCCGAAGGGCGGCGTGACGACCTCGGCCTGGATGACGACGCCATCGCCGTCCATGTCGGCGCTCCAGTGGATCGTCTCCGCCGACGCGGGAGGGCTTGGCGGCGCCTCGGATCGCTTGGACTTGCCCATGGTCAGAGGCTCCGAAGGATGAGGAGGAAGACGAGGACGGCGGCCGATCCGGCCCCGGCGAGCACCCAGTCGATGGTCGGCGCGGCGCGCCGGCGGCGCTGCCAGCGCAGGGTCTGCGGCGCGGGGGCGCTGGCCGGCGCATTGGGGCGGGCGACGAAGCGGCCGCGAACGGGGTCCCAGACCAGATGGTCGCCGTTCATGGCAGGCGCTCCAGCGTCCAGGCCGGGGCCGCGCCACCGCCGCCGGTGACGGGCAGGCGGTGCAGGATGTCGATGGCGATCTGGGTGCGCCGGGGCCAGTTGGCCTCACCGCCGAGGTCGCCTGCGTTGTCGGCGAAGAAGTCGCCGAGGGTGGTCTCGCTTACGTCGCCCTCCACCGTGAGGCGGCAGCGCAGACTGCGGAAATCGGTCTTCATGAAGGTCCCTCTGTTGTGGCCCCGCGCCGGCGTCGGTGTCGGCGGATGGCCTCACGGGGGATGGGCCAACCGCCAGCGACCGGCGCGGGGTTGGTGGTAGGGAAGAACCAGTTTGCAAAAACTGTCAATCTGCGATTTGCAGAAAAAGCTAATTCACAATTTGCAAAAAGAGCGAATCATTTGTGGCGCCCCGGCCGCTCGTGTTTGTGGCTATTGATCCCAAAGGGGAAATTGGACGGCAGCGTTGCAAGTCGGCGGCGCCGTCCCTGAGAATCGACTATGTGTCCGGCAGGTGTAAGCTCACCCGCGCAACTGGGGGCTGAACATGCGACGCTTGATGCTCGGACTGATGATCGCCGCGCTGGCGACCTCGGCAATGGCCGACCCCAGCCCGATAGACGTTGCGGCGCAGTTTCAAATCGGGGTCGCCACGCCTGAAGATGTGATCGCGAAGCTTGGGCCGCCCATGACTGTCCTGAAGAACTCCGACGGCACGGAGATGCTGACCTATGTTAGGAGCGCCAGCCACGTAAAGGCGGCCAGCTTCATTCCGCTGGTGGGATTGTTCGCCGGTGGCGCCGTCAGCCACTCGTCGTCTTTGGTCTTCATGTTTGACACGAAGGGGCTGCTCAAGAGCACCAGCTCAAGCAGCTCCAATCTGGACTGTTCGGCGCTGCTGGTGGGCGCGAACTGCCACACCAACTGATCAGCGACGCGAGGGCGGATCCATGCCGACCGACGGGACAAAGATTGCGGAAGCCAGGATCGGCGGGTCGCTGGGATTGTGGCTCGCCGCAGGCGTACTGCTGGCGATCGCGATCTTCGCAGCGCTAGCGTCGGCGGATGGCGCGTCTCCAAGCGCGGGCGCGGTCGCGGGGCTGGCTGGAACGGCCGGCGTGGCTTGCCTGTTGATCGCCTTCCTGCGCGGTTTGTTCGCTGCCATCGAGTTGCGCTTGATGGATATCGAACGCGGGGTGAAGACCCGCGCCACCGACTTGGCGGATGGGCGTTAAAACGCCAGCTTAGCCGCGCCCGAAGGACGCGCCGACTACGGCGTCCAGGGCCTCAACGTCGCGAAGCGGGAGCTTTAGCGCCTGCTGATCTTTCGGATTGAGCTGGGTCAGGAACAGGGTGTTGTCGTCCTGACGATCATAGAACTTCACCAGGGCGTCGCCGTTGTTCATGCGTATGACAGTGAGTTGGCCCTTGATCGGTCGCTGGTTGCGGTTTGCGTATCCAATCTCGCCGTCGTTCAGGCGCGGCGAGACGCTGTCGCCAAAACAAATGAAGGCATAGGCGTAGCGCGAGCCGATTTGCGCTGGATGGATCGGCACGACGCCCACCCGCTGATCATCGTTGATACGCAGCGTCGCCCCAGCGGCGTTCGCATAGCCGAATAGGGGGACCGCGTCGCCGGTTCCGGTCAGGTCGGGCGCCGCCGGTTCGTCCACCGGCGCGGCGACGAGTTCGCGCAGGGCGTCCATCTCGTCCGCCGCAATCTTTTGCGGGCCTGACGCCCTGCGACTGATGTCGTAGTTCTTGTAGGTCCTGCCGAGCCGCCTGCTCAGATAGTCGGCGATCTGCTGCTGTGTCCGCCCGGTCTGCTCGACCAGCTGGGCAAATTCGGCGTTTACGCCGGATGAGGCGACTTTGACGGATGCGCGGGCCATGCGCCGTTGTTTTGCAGGAAATGCAAAACTTGGCGATTGACGCGTTTTGCAAATCACTTCAGCCGTCGTTTGCATCAATTGCAAATGGCAGAGCTGGTCCGTGAGCGCAACTCAAAAGATGGACGCCTTCGGCATGAAGGCCCTGGAGGAGGCGACAGGGAAGAACCTTGTCACTCTATATCGCTGGCGAAAAGCCCTCACCACGGGCGGGTCCATCAGTGATGACAACAAGCGCGCGCTGATCGCCGCAACCCGCGAGAGTGACCACGCCATCCAGATGGCGGACTTCTTCGCGGAGGAGATCGCCGCGCCTGCCGGCGAACCCGGTTCGCCCACCCCGGATGAAGTCGTCATCGCGGCCGGGAGGGCGTCATGAGCGCCTCCTCGACCAGCGCCCGCTATGACCGCCTGTGTGCACAGGCGCTGGCCGGCAAAGTCGACGCGATCAGGGAGCTGGCGCGCCGCGGGCTAGGGCTCCAGCAACCGGACGATGCGGTCGAGCACCCTGGCCATGTCGGCTTCGGTGGCGGACCTCAGCGTCATGGCGCCGCCGCCCCCGCCCATCCCGACCAGCCGCATCCGGGCCAGGCGTCCTGCGTCGGTCCCGGCCAGGGCGGTGACGAGCAGCTCCAGGCCCAGCAGCCGCTCCTCCGTCGTTGCGGGAAGCTCGTCGTCGACGCGCTCAAGGTCATCTTCATCCATCGCAATCTCTCCGTTGGTTGTGTTGCAACCGCCAGTGAAGAGCGAGTCGCGGGAGGCGGGAAATCCGCTTCCCGCGATGAGGGCGCGCGGTCATGAGCGTCGGCAGCTTTCTGCTCGGCGTGATGCCGTCGGGCGGCGTCCGGATGGCCATACGTTTCGGCGATCAGGCCGTTCTGGTCGACTTTGATCGGCGCACGGCCACGCGCGTCGGACGTGACCTGGACATGCTCGGCGAAATCATCCCTGACGGCGGCTTGCCGTCAGGGTGGTCCGAAGACGCCCCGGTTAACCGGATCGTCGATGGCTGTGTGGAGGCTTTCGGCCAGGTCCTTGAGCGCCGACCCGAGGCGCTTGGCGAAGTCGGGGTCAGCGTCCGGCTCACCGTCCTCGGGATCACGTCGGATGTCGAAATAGCCGGTCGCCCGGCGCTCCAGCCCCTCGAACAGTTCGGTCTCGAAGAAGCTGACCCGGATGTATGGGCTGGTGGCTGGGCTCCGCTCGATCGTTGGCGTGATCTTGCCCGCGATGAGCCGCTTGGCGACCCGAAGGCCCACGGGCACGACGGCGCGGGCGGCTCTGCGCCGGATGCTGAACTCGTCGCGGAAGATGGACGTGTCCAGGTCGGCGGCGATCTGGACGTCGGGCAGCCCCCGGCGGCGCCAATGAGTGGGAGAGAGTTTGAAGGCGGCGGTGACGAGGCGCGGGCCGCCCGCGCCGCCGACCTGGGTGCGGATGGGCTTAAGCGCCTCGATCCGCAAATCTCGGGCGGTGACAATCTCCATGGCTGCGCAGCTTCCATCAGCGGAGTCGACGAGTCCAGAGCCAAGGGAGCGCGCTCATGAACACCCATCGCCTCAAATGCGTGCCGCCCTTCTTCGCGGCGATCCGGGACGGGTCCAAGCCCTTCGAGGTTCGGCGGAACGATCGCGACTACCAGGTCGGCGATGTTCTGGTCCTGGCGGAATGGACCTTCCTGCCCGGGACGGAGAGCTTCGGCTTCACGGGTCAAGAAGAGGCGCGGCGGGTCAGCTATGTGCTGACCGAGTTTCCGGGGCTGGAGGCCGGGCATGTGGTGCTCGGCTTCGAGCTGGCCATCGCGACCTTCCCCACGCACGACCATCGCGCCTTCATCGCGGCGGTGGCGGCGGAAACGGCGCGCCGTCACGCGCACCGGACCCTCGACTCGGCGCGGGGCAAGGATCCCGAGGATCGGTTCGCGGCGATTTCCCGTGCGCTCGGCTTCGCCCTGGTGGCGGCGATGGTCGGGAACGTCAGTCGCATGCGCCAGCAACTGGTGACGGCGGCCGCCTCCATGGCCGACTGGCACGCCTTCGGCGGCGGCGTGCGGGAGCCTTTCTCATGACCGTCGTCGCCTCGCCCGAGGACATCAAGATCTGGACCGGTTTCGTGGACGCCGCCGAGCGGTGCGCGAACCGGCATCTGGCCTGGCTGGTCGGCGAGACCGAGCCGGTGGCGGACAAGCTGTTCGGCGCCGAGAAGCGGGTGCGCCGGCGCACGATGCCCTGGGGACAGGCCGTGATCGGCTCGCCCCTCTATCGCCTGCACACCCTGGCCAGGGACTGGCGCGGCTACAGCTTCGAGCGCCGCCGCGAGACCGCCAAGGCCATGGCCGACCTGGTCGCCGATGTGCGGCGCGCCTGGGTCCACCGCACAGACAGCCGCCTGCGCAAGGACATCTACGGATGAGCCTCGCCGGTCGGAGCGGAAGCCTCGTGCACAGTGGCCTGCTTGGGGCGTCGAACCGCCGGGCGCGGGGCGACGCCGTCGATGTCTCGATCCTCCGCGTCGAGGTCGCGGCTCTGCGGGCCAAGGCGACGTCGTGGTCCAACGTCGCCCGGATCACCGGCAAGCCGGAGGCGTGGCTGAAGCGCACGTTCGGAGGCGTCGCATGAGCCTCCCCGATCCACGACCCTGGGTTCCGATTTCTCGGCCCCTCGACCTGAAGCATCTCGGCAAGCTGTCTGAAGAGCTGAGCGAGTGCATGGAAGCCGCAATGGCCTTCCTGGGCTGCCGCAGCGTCGGCGACGACGCGCGGAACGGCAAGACTTTCAAGGTCTGGCTGGAGGATGAAATCGCCGACGTGGTTGCGAACATCAGCTTGGTCGAGCGGCATTTCGGCATGGTGGTTTCCTCGCATTCGGAAACCTGGGGCCGACCTCTGGCTCACGACGGGATGCTTGTCGGCCTGACCCGCCGGCTGGCGAAGGCCGGTCAGGCGACCGCGCGCTCGATCATCCAGGGCCTGGATGGCCGCGAGCCAACGACCGGGCTGCTGAACTTCGATTGGTTGGAGCAGCGGCTGCGCCGCTTGCCCGCGCCGATTTATGCGGTGACCGAGGCTTACGGGCTGGACCGCGGGCGGATCAAGGTCCGCGCAGCGGCGAAGATGGCCCAGCTGCGCGTCTGGCACGCGATGCTGGCGGAAACCGATGGGGGGGGGCGGTGACGCTTTCAGCCGGCGGCAAGCCCATCAGCCAGATCGTCAACGAACTGGTGGAGATGGAATTCAAGGGCGACCTGATAGGCCTCGCCTGCGTGGCGGTCACCAAGGACGGTGACGCCCGCACACTGTTCGCCTTCGACGATGGCGGCAAGTTCGCCGTCTTCGCTGGAGTCGCGATGCTGCAGTCGTCGGTCATGGACGTTCTGCGCGGCAGCGAAGAGGTCGAGCCGTGACCGCCTCGGACCCCTACACCCAGTTTCTGGAAGCCAAGGTCCGCATGGCGCCGTCGTCGGGGTTCGAGGTGCCGCTGTCGGAACTGCATCCGTCGCTGCTGGCCAAGGGGCATCAGGCGGCGTCGGTGCAGTGGGCGGCGCGGGGCGGCCGGCGGGCGATCTTCGCCGCCTTCGGCCTGGGCAAGACGCGCATGCAGATTGCGCTCCTCAACTGCATCAGGTCGCGGGTGGACGGGGCCTCGCTGCAGGTGATCCCGCTCGGCGTACGCGACGAGTTCATGCAGGAGGCGGAGGCCTTGGGCGTCTCGCTGAACTGGATCAGGTCCACCGACGAGGTGCGGGAGGACATGATCAACCTAACCAATTACGAGCCGGTGCGGGACGGTGCGGTCGATCCGCGGCGTTTCAAATCGGCCTCGCTGGACGAGGCGTCGGTGCTGCGCTCGTTCGGGTCCAAGACCTATCAGACCTTCCTGCCGCTGTTCGCCGAGACGCCGTTTAGGTTCGTGGCCACGGCGACGCCGTCGCCCAACCGCTTCAAGGAGCTGATCCACTACGCCGGCTATCTGGGCGTCATGGATACCGGGCAGGCGCTGACGCGGTTCTTTCAGCGCAACCCGAAGAAGGCCGGCGACCTGACCCTCTATCCGCACAAGGAGGAGGAGTTCTGGCTGTGGGTTTCATCCTGGGCGCTGTTCATCCAGCGGCCGTCCGACCTGGGCTTCTCGGACGAGGGCTATGACATGCCGCCGCTGGACGTGCGCTGGCACGAGGTTCCCGCCAGCGCGGCGGCGATGGACCATGTGGAGTCGGACGGACAGCGGTCGCTGATCCCGGAAATGGCGCAGGGGCTGGTCGAGGCGTCGGCGGAGAAGCGGGCGTCGATCCCGGCGCGGGTGGCCAAGGTGGTTGACCTGGTGGCGCGCGAACCCGGTTCGCACCGGATCATCTGGCACGACCTGGAGGATGAGCGGAAGGCGCTGGAGGCGGCGTTTCCGGGCGCGGTGAGTGTCTATGGCACGCAAGAGCTTGAGGCGCGGGAAGAGGCGATCCGGGGCTTTTCACAAGGCTGGTTCGACACCCTGTCGACCAAGCCGGTGCTGTGCGGCTCCGGCTGCAATTTCCAGAAGCATTGCCACTGGGAAATCTTCGCCGGGGTGGGGTTCAAGTTCAACGACTTCATCCAGGCCATCTATCGGGTGCAGCGGTTTGGCCAAAAGCATCCCGTGCGGATCGACATCATCCATACCGAGGCGGAGCGGGAGACGGTCCGCATCCTGAAGGACAAGTGGGCGCGGGACACCGAGCTGCGAGGGCGGATGAGCGCCATCATCCGCCAGTATGGGCTGAACCAGCTGGCCATGGCCGAGGTGCTGACCCGGTCCATGGGGGTGGAGCGGATGGAGGCCAGCGGCCCCTCTAGCAAAGAATGGGTCTGGAAGGTGGCGCTAAACGATTGCGTGCTCGAGGCTCAAGGGATGGACGAGGCGAGCATCGACCAGGTGGTCACCTCCATCCCGTTTTCGAACCACTATGAGTACACGCCGAAGTACGAGGATTTTGGGCACACCGAGAGCGACGATCACTTCTTCGCCCAGATGGATCACCTGACGCCGCAGTTGCTGCGGGTGCTGAAGCCCGGCCGGGTGGCCTGCATCCACGTCAAGGACAGGATCCTGTTCGGATCGGTGACCGGGCAGGGGGTGCCGACGGTGAACCCCTTCCACGCCAAATGCATCTTTCACTACCTCGGCCACGGCTTTCAGTACCTGGGCATGCACGAGGTGCTGACCGACGTCGTGCGGGAGAACAATCAGACCTACCGCCTCGGCTATACCGAGATGTGCAAGGACGCGACCAAGATGGGCTGCGGCTCGTCGGAGTTCGTGTTGCTGATGCGGAAGCCGCAGTCGGATCGGAGCCGCGGCTATGCCGACATGCCGGTGGAGCGTCAGAAGGCCGACTACAGCCTGGCGCGCTGGCAGACCGACGCTCATGCGTTTTGGCGCTCCAGCGGCGATCGCCTGATCACGCCGGAGGAGGCGCAGGCGCTGGTGACCGGCGGCGAGGGCGGCATGGCCCGGCTGATGGCGCTCTGGTCCGAAGCGAGCCTTAGGACCGTCTACAGCTACGAGCACCACATCAAGATCGGCGAGGCGCTGGAGCTGCTGGGCAAGCTGCCGGCGACCTTCATGGCGCTGGCGCCCACCAGCTGGTCGGACAGGGTCTGGCATGACGTCAACCGGCTGAAGACGCTGAATACGGCGCAGGCGTCGGCCGGGAAAGAGAAGCACATCTGCCCGCTGCAGTTCGACATCGTCGACCGGCTGATCCAGCGGTACTCGAACCCGGGCGAGCTGGTGTTCGATCCGTTCTGCGGCCTGGGCACGGTGCCGCTGAGGGCCATGAAGCTGGGGCGGCGCGGCTGCGGCTCGGAGCTGAACGGCGACTATTGGCGCGACAGCGCGAACTATCTGCGGGCGGCCGAAGACGAGGTCCAGGCGCCGACGCTGTTCGACCTGATAGCGGGCGAAGTGGAAGGGGCGGCGGCGTGATGGATGGAAATCCAGGCGGACCGTGGGTTCCAGCAGCGGCGGCCGCGCCCTTTGAGAGTATGTGGCTGACGCCACTGGTGATGGGCCGAGGGCGCCGCCTCCACCGCTGGCGCGCAGACGGCGAAGCCTTGCGGTCGGACTGTGGCCGCGTCGGCCTCTTCATCTACCGGGACCCGCTTGGGCTCGTGGCGTTCTCGCCGAGCGGCTTCGATGTCCCTTGTGCGCACTGTCAGCGACACGCGCCAGACGAGCGGCCGCGCATGCTGCATGGCGCGCGTTTCGCCCTCACTGAGGCGCACAAATCATGAGCGCCGCAGGCGATCCCATCGCGCGGGCCAGGGCGCTTGCCTTCGTCGAAGGCCTGACGCTGTCCGCGCCGGTCAAGCGGCTGCTGACGCCTGGGGACACGCATCGCGCGGATATCGTTGCGGTGCTGGCTGACGCCCTGGAGATCAGCCTTGCTGGCCGGCAGACGCTTGGCATTTCGCCCGAGGACTGCGAGGGCGCTGCGGCCAAGATCCTGGATAGGCTGCTGGCCTACACCGTCGCCTTGGCCTTCGACATTGAGGCGGGGCGAGCGTGACCGCTGTGCGTTCCATCCGGGGGGGGCTCGACCAGCTGCGGGCGTGGCTGGAGTTCCTTGCCCAATACGCCATCGACTGGCTCGACGACCTCGACGCCGGCGCGGAAGACCGCGAGGACGATGAGGCCGAAGTCGTCTGCGAGGACGACTAGATGAGCGACCTGTTCGAGCGGGCCAAACGGGCGGTGAAGATCGAGGATATCGCCGCGCGCGTGACCAAGCTGCGGGGCGTCGGTAACGATCGCCGGGGCGCCTGCCCCCTGTGCGGCAAGGGCAAGGATTCTGGCGCCTTCAGCGTGCTGGTCGCCAAGCAGTCCTTCGCCTGCTTCGTCTGCGGCGAGCATGGCGACGTGATCGAGTTGTATCGTCTGCTGAAGCGGCTGACCCCCTATGAGGCGGCGCTGGAGCTGGCCGGCCCGGACGTCGGCGAGGTCAAGGCGCGGGTTGAGCCGCAGGCGCGTGCGATGGCCGGTCCGGACGCCAGCGTGGCGCGCAAGCTGGCGCGGGCGGCGGAGACATGGTCGCGGGCAAGGCCGTTCGCCGGGTCGCTCGCGCAGACCTATCTGCTGGCGCGGGGGATCGATCCCGAGGTGGTGGCGGCCGTGGACGGCCTGCGGTTCCATCCGGATGCGCAGCATTCGTGGCGCGAGGCGGACCGCCGCTGGATTGCGGCGCCGGCGATGGTGGCCCAGGCGATGACGCCGGGGGGTTGGACCGGCGGCGTGCACGCCACCTTCCTCGCGGCCGACGGCTTGGCCAAGGCGGCATTCGAAAAGCCCAAGCTGATGATCGGCCCGCAGATGATGGAGACGCCGCTGGGCGTGGTTCGGGGCGGGGCGATGCTGATCGCCGGCGATGCGGACCTGGACCTGGTTGTGGCCGAGGGGATCGAGACGGCGCTGTCGCTGGCGTCCTGGCTGAAGGCCTGCGGGCGCTGGCCGCTGAAGGTCTGCGCGGCGCTGTCGCTGAACCGGCTGATGGGCGGGGTGCTGAGGGACAAGGAGGGCCGGATCGACGTGTGGAAGCCCGCACCCGATCCGGAGCGCCCGGCCTTTACCTGGCCGGCCTACGGCGAGGGGCGGCGATGCTGGATCGGCATCGACCGCGACATGAGTGCGTTGCCGGTCAAGGGCCGCAACGGGCGTGGCAAGCCGGTCGAGATCATCCTCGACGGTGAGGCGAGGGCGCTGCTGAGCGCCAAGATGGCCAAGGCGGCCTGGAAGTCCGCCGGCTGGGATCGAGTGACGCCGATGTTCCCCTTGGCCGGCGACGACTGGAACGATGCAATCCGTAGGTTGGGGCGAGCGGCGTAAGTGCAGTTGGAACCGCGTGACATCGACGATGGCGAGGATGTGGACGAGCGCAAGCTCGGCGTGTTCCCGAATCCGCCGCTGGAAGAATGCCCGGTGCTGCTGCTGGGGTTCGACGGCGCGAAGGTGATCTTCGCCATGCCGGAGGGCGAAATCCGCGAGGAGGCGTCGGCGAAGATCAGCCAGCTGATCAAGGTCGATATCTTCAACTGCCAGGCGGGGCAGGCCTTCCTGACTTATTGGCGCGACAGCGACGACAAGTTCGCCCGCGACCTGGCTACGACCTGGTTCATCCGCAACTGCCGGACGGCCGGGAAGTGGGATCGCTCGCGCCCGCAACGGGGGTTGGGCGTCTGGCCCGGCGCGCCGGGCGAGGTGGTGCTGCATCGCGGCCACGAGGTCTGGGTCTATCCGCGCGACACCGGCTTTGGCGCGCCTGCTGGCGAGATCGAGGTCCGTTCGGTGTTCGAGATGCTGCGCGCGGGTCGCGGGCCGATCTATCGGCTGTTGGCGTCGGCTCCCGCACCCTCGGATGCAGCGCTGGGCCCGTCCGGCGTGTGGGTGCGCGAGCAGCTGGATTTGTGGCGGTTCGAGGCGATAGGTGACGACGGATTGACCGGCGCGGACCTGTTGTTCGGCTGGATCATGCTGGCGCTGCTGGGGGGCGTCGCGCCATTCAGGCCGCATTTCCTGATCTATGGCATGCCGGGATCGGGCAAGACGACGCTGATGATCTTCGTCCACGCCCTGTTGTCGGCCCTGGCCGGCGACCTGATGGACAGTTTCTCGCCCGCCGGCTTCCGCAACGATCTGGCCGGGCAGGCGAGGCCGCTGGTGCTGGATGAGGCCGAAGGGTCGAGCAACAGCAACGGCCCCGGGATGATCGAACAGGCGCTGGAAACGCTGCGGCGGATGACCACCGGCGACGGCGGCATGCGCAAGCAGGGCGATATCGGCGGGGCGACCGTCTCGCAGACCGCCGTCGGGGCGGTGATCATGGGGGCAGTCAATCCGGTGAAGCTCGGCCCGGCCGACGCCACCCGGTTCGCCGAGGTGCGGATGCTGCCGCTGACCACGCCGTCCGCCAGTGGGCGTATCGCCACCGACGCGGAGGTGAAGGCGGCGATCGCCGCGGCCAAGGATCTCGCGCCGGCCTTGTTGGGGCGGGCGCTGTCGGGAGTCGGGCGATATCTGGCCGATGTGACCCTGATCAAGGCGGCATTGATCAAGACCGGCTCCGATCCGCGCGGGGCGGACCTTCCGGCGGCCCTGGCCGCTGGGCGAAGGCTGATGCTTTACGACGCGCCGCTCGATGAAGGCGGCGCGACGGAAGAGGCGGAGTTCTGGCGCGGGATGATGGCCCAGCGCGAAGGCGCGTCCCTGGTGCAGAACCCGGGCGAGCAGTGTCTGGCCCATCTGTTTTCCTGGCCTTCGGGCCAGCATAGCCATGACCGGGTGCTGTCGATCGGCCAGCTGGTGCAGCGATGCGGCAGGGCGCGGATCAATGGCGGCGAGGCCAGCGACTATGATGAGACCCTGGCCGAGCATGGGGTGAAGGTGCTCGGGGTTCCGGCGGCGAACGGCGAGCGCGAGCCGTGGCTGCTGGTGGCCAACCATCATCCGATGCTGGACCGCGTTTTCGAGCGGACGGCCTGGCGGGACTGGCGGCGGACGCTATCTTACCTCGACGCCCTCGGCGAGGCCTTCGCGCCACGGCCGTCCCGCAATTCCGAGCGCTTTGGCATGACCAAGCAGCGCGCGACCTGCATCCCCCTGGCCCCCTGGTTGGAACAGAACCGATCGGTGCGTTCCGGTGAGCGTTCCGGCGAGGGCTTTGATGATTAAGCGCTTTTGCCAGTTTGGAACGCTGGAACGCTTGGAACGCGATTTCGGCCTCAGGTGTGGGTGCGTGCGAGCGTGCGCGTACGAGGGGCGAAATGTGCGTTCCAGCGTTCCAAGCGTTCCACTCTCTATTTTTCTTATAGTTTTCAAAAAGATAACTGGAACAAAAAGTGGAACAGGCTGGAACGGTCCGTTCCACGGCCTGGGTCCGGCTCTGGGGGTGGGTGATGGGCAAGGCTAAGGGCAAATCCGGCAAGTCGGCCACGGCGACGAAGGCCTCTCCGTTCGCCATGGCCAAGGCTCTGGCTGGCGGCGCGCTGGTGGAGCATCTGGCGGCGAACGCCGATGAGCTGGGTCTGGGGCTGGCCGACAGGACGCGGGTTCGCCAGTGTCTGGCGGTCTGGCGGGTCAGCCATGCCTGCACGGTCTATCAGACCGGCGGCTTTGAGCTGGATCGCCCGGACATGGACCGGGCCTGCGACGTGAAGCGGGTGGTCGAGCGGGCGGTGTTCATCCGCGATCGCCTTGCCGCGCCGGTGAAGCGCGGCGTCCGCTGCAAGGTCGCGGCGCCCTATCGGATCGAGATGGACCTGCCGAAGGGCGAGAGCCTGGTGGTGCACATGGCGCTGAACGCCAACGCCATGGGGCTGGACGATGATCAGTTCGGTCGGCTGAGCGAGGCCTACCGGCTGTGGGGCGATGACGATGATCGCCGCTCGGTGATGCAGCGCGGTGAGGATCGGGCGGCGGCGATGGGGATCGCGCGGGCTGTGCTGGACGCGCTGGGCGGGCAGATCGGCGAGACGATCGCGCTGGAGACGGCGCGGTCCGGCGGCGCGGCGAAGGTCGAGCGGATGTCGGGAGGGCGCACGCGGCTTGGGTCTCGCGATGGCTTGATGGCGCTGTATGACGCTGGGGTGCTGACCGGGTTGTCCGAGGCGGATCGGGCAGCGGGCGCGGTGCGGAGCCTGGACGCCTGGACGCGGGCCAAGGTGCGGATGTCGGCGGCCCTGGCCTATCGGGAGCACTACGAGATGCTGGCCGGTGACCTGCGCTCGAACATGGCCAGCCTGGGGAGCGCTGGCGGCGGCGGTGGCGCGGGTAGTGACCGGGCGGCGAACGCGCACGCGAAGGCGTCGCGGCTGGTGAGTGAGATCGACAGCCTGGTGCTGCAATCGGCGCGCTCGCCCAAGGCCTTGCTGGCCTTGCGGGCTGTCGCCGGCGAAGGCCAGACGGTGCGTAGCCTGACGTCGGGCGGCCGCAATGCGGAGCTGATCACCAAGCAGTTGATCGCCGCGCTGGATGTCGCCGCGCCAGTGTTGAAAATACTTGGTCACGCCGTCTTGACAGGCGTACCCAAATAACGACATCCAAACGTCATCGCAACAAATGCGACCTGAAGCCGCCGCGGACCCCGCTGGCGGCTTTGTCGTACCCGGACGGTCCCCCATGAAGCTGGCGACCGTCGGGCTGCGGATCGCCTGCTTCGACGGCCGCCGCGTCAAGCCGCCGCCCAAGACCGCCGCCTCGATCTACCACACGCCCGAATACAGGGCGTGGCGCGAGACGGTGATCTCCCGCGCCGGCGGTCGCTGTGAAGCCCTCGACAACGGCAAGCGCTGCTGGAAGGGCGCCCGCCATGGCCATCGCGTCTTCGCCGATCACAAGCAGGAGCTGCGCGACGGCGGCGCGCCCTTCGACCCCGCCAACGGCGAATGCCTCTGCGGCTCGCACCACTCGCTGAAGACCGCCGCCTCCCGCGCCGAGAGGCGCTGACCCCACCGTCGAGGCCCTCCGACCCCCAGGGGGTTTCGACTGAACCCCAATCCCGCCCCAGCAACCGCGTTGGTTCCCATTCAGAGATTTTTTTCTGATGACCGAGAATTCCGAACCGACGGATCTCTTCGGCGAACCTATGCGGCAATTGCCGGACAGGCGGGGTCGGCGGAAACTGCGGTTTCCTCAGGAAGTCTATGAAAGGGTTGAGTTTCTAGCGGCCATTCCGACGTCGCAGGAAGACATCGCCATCATCATCGGCGTCAGCGTCCCGTCTCTGCGGAAATATTTTCGACCGGAGTTGAGTGGGACCAGATCGCTCTCGACGGAGCGGGCGGGGGCGCTGGTCATGCTCCGCGATGCGGCGGCCAAGGGAAACGTCTCGGCGATCAAGGCGCTGCTGGCTGAGATCGACAAGCGCGAGGCGTCGGCCAATTTTCGACGTCCGGATCGTCCAGCCGAAACGTCGCGCCCCGAGGCGCCCGGCAAGAAGGCGGTCGCCCGCGCCGACGCCGCGGCGGTCATCGCCGCCGATGACAAGTTCGCCCCACGAGGCGCCGTCCGACTCGCCACGGCCAACGGTGAGGCGGTGGCCTCCGCCCCCGCCGACTGATGCCGACCTGGTCAACCGCCTGCCCCGACTGGCGCGAGCGTATCGTCCAGGGCAAGTCCCTGCTGCCCTGCCCGCCGCTGTTCCCTGATGAGGCCGCCGCCGCCCTCGACGTCTTCCGCGACCTCACCATCGCCGACGTGCTAGGCAAGCCCACCTTCGGCGAGATCAGCCGCGACTGGGTGTTCGACCTGCCCTCGGCCGTCTTCGGCGCCTATAACCCGGTCAGCAAGCGCCGGGAGATCAATGAATTCTTCGAGCTGATCGGCAAGAAGAACGCTAAGTCCACCCGCGCCGCCGGCATCATGATCACCGAGCTCGTGCGCAACGAACGCCAGGGCGCGGAATTCCTGATCCTCGCGCCCACCATCGAGATCGCCAAGAACGCCGCCGACCCGGCCATGGACATGGTCGCCGAACATCCGGAGCTGCGCCGCTTCCTCAAGCCCGTCGCGCACCAGCGGATGATCGAGCACCGCATCACCGGCGCCCAGCTCAAGATCATCGCCGCCTCGCCCGAGACCGTCGCCGGCACAAAGGCCACCGGCGTCCTGATCGACGAGCTGTGGCTGTTCGGCAAGATGGCCAAGGCCAAGAACATGCTGCTGGAAGCCACCGGCGGGCTCTACAGCCGCCCGGAAGGCTTCGTTATCGCTCTTTCGACCCAGAGCGACGAGCCGCCCACCGGCGTCTTCCTGGACTGGCTGCGCCGCTATCGCGACATCCGCGATGGCAAGCTTTACGACCCCTACAAGCTGGGCATGCTCTACGAGTTCCCGGAGGAGATGATCAAGGCCGGCGCCTACAAGCTGCCGGCCAACTTCCACGTCCCCAACCCCAACTACGGCGCGTCGGTGGACCCGCAGCGCCTGCTGGCCAAGTTCGAGGAAGCCACCCGCGAAGGCCAGAAGGCCCTGGTGGGGTTCTTCGCCAAACATCTCAACGTCGAGCCCGGCATGGGCGGTCGGTCCGATGGGTGGCCTGGCGCAGACTTCTGGAAGCGCCGGGCGATCAGGCTCACCCTTGACCGCCTGATCGAGCGCAGCGAGGTTATCGTGGTCGGCATCGACGGCGGCGGCCTGGACGACCTGTTCGGCCTCACTATCGTCGGCCGCGAGGCCATCGAAATCGAGGTGGTGGCGGATGCCGCGGCGCAAGATGCGCCAGATGCTTCTGGGACGCCTGTCGCCGGCAAGAAGAAGGTCAAACGCTGGCTATCGTGGAGCCACGCCTGGGCACACCGGATCATCCTCGACCGACGCAAATCGATCGCCACCAAGCTCGAAGAGTTGGAAGAGGCGGGTGAACTAACCTTCGTCGGCAGCGCTGAGGATGTGGCTTTCACAGCCGACGCGGAGGACGATGACCTCGCCGGCAACGAAACCCTGATCGCCGATCTAGACCTGGACGAGATCATCGAGATCATCGTCAGGATCCGCGACGCCGGCCTGCTCTACTGCGTCGCGGTCGACCCGGCCGGCCTCGGCGAGCTGATCGACGCCCTCGATGCTGTCGATATCAAAGAGCAGAACAAGGAAGACGGCTGCAACTTCGTCGCCGGCGTCAGCCAGGGCTACGCCCTGATGAACGCCATCAAGACGGCGGAGCGCAAGCTAGCCAACGGAGCCCTCCTCCACGCCAGCCAGGCGCTGATGGATTGGTGCGTCGCCAACCTGAAGATCGAGCCGACCGCCACGGCGATCCGCGCCACCAAGCAGAACGCCGGCGACGCCAAGATCGACCCGGCCATGGCGCTGTTCAACGCCGTGACGGTCATGTCCACCAACCCCGAGGCCCAGCGCTCCGTATACGAGGAGCGCGGCCTGCTGGTGTTCTAGAGGGATCCTCGAATGACCCGTGGCGCCGTCGTTGTCCTCGACCCCGAACTGTTCGTCTTGGCAGTCGGTCTGATCAAGGACCATGGTCTGCAGATCAAAAACTCGCTCGATGGCCGGGACCGTGGCTTCGGCGGAAAAGTGGTCCTTGTGATCGCTGGCGACCGACTTCCTGAAGAATGCGAATCCGTCTCACCCCCTCATGTGGTGAAGTTCCTAGTCACGGACGAGCACTATGGGTCTCAGCACTTGACCCGCATCACTGATATCTCGGTCGACGTCGCGGCGACTGAACGGTTCATCTCCATGGCTGCCGCCATCTGATGACCGCCGCCCCTGCGCGAACCGGGTTCGCTGATCGCATCCTCGGTCTGGCGGTCGATGTCGCCATCCCGGCGGGCGCGTTGCTGATCACCTTCGGCGTCTGGCAGTTGAACCATCCGGCGGCCTTCATCGTCGGCGGCGCCTTCCTGCTGGCCGGCGGCTGGATCGCGGCGCGGAAAGGCGCGTAATGAGCTTCTTCAGCCGCATTGCCGCGCCGAGCCACGAGCGCGCCAGCGCCGGCGTGCCGTCCTATGGCATGATCCCGCCGCTCGGCTCGGTCCAGTCGGCCTCCGGCGCGATGATCAGCCAGGCCACGGCCATGACGGTGTCGTCCGTCTACGGCTGCGTCACTCGCCTCGCCACCGACCTGGCCCGCTGCACGCCCTACCTCTACCGCCGCAACAGCAACGGCACCGAAACCCGCGAGGACGACCATCCGCTCTATGAGCTGTTCGAGCGCCCGAACCCGCAGCAGGACTGGTTCGAGTTCGCCTTCCAATACTGGGTCGGCTACCTGCTGCGCGGCAACGCCTATGCGCCGATCCAGCGCGACAGCCGTGGCGATCCCACCGCGCTGATCCCGGTCAATCCGGATGCGGCAATGGTGCTGGAAGCGTCGAACGGCGACGTCTTCGTCAACATGAACCGCATCGGGCTTTGGCAGATGGCCATGCTGCGAGACTTCCCGACCGCGATCCCGTCGGAAGATGTCTTCCACCTGCGCGGTCTGACCTTCAATTCCCTGGTCGGCGTCTCCACCATCGGCCTGGCCCGCGACGCCATCGGCCTGTCGATGGCGCTCGAACAGCAGGCCAGCCGCTGGATCGCCAACGGCGCCCGCCCCTCGACCTGGCTGAAGTCCGCCAAGCGCGTCAGCGACGATGCCGCCCGCCGCCTGAAGACCCAGTTCGACGACCTGCACGCCGGCTACCAGAACACCGGCAAGACCGTCCTGCTGGAAGACGGCATCGAACCGGTCGCCCTGCAGCTGACCTCGGTCGACCTGCAGTTCATCGCCCAGCGCCAATGGCAGCCCGAGGATGTCTGCCGCTTCTTTGGCGTGCCGCCGCACAAGATCGGCCTCTATGCCGACAAGCGCAGCGACCCGCAGCCGAACGTGGCCCAGGACCAGGACTATGTGAATTCGGCTGTCACCTGGCGCGCCCACGCCCTCGAAAAGCGCTTTGCCTGGACCTTCGGCCTGGACAAGGACGCCAAGGGTCGCCGCCTGCCGCGCGATGAGCAGCTGCGCCTCAAGCACGACCTGGGGGAACTCCTGCGCGCCGACCTGATGACCCAGGCCAACGTCGACCGCATCGACGTTTTGACCGGGATCAGGACCCAGGACGAGGCGCGCGCCGGGCGCGGCCTTGCCCCGAAGGGCGGCGATGCCGACAAGCTGATGCGGCCTACCAACATGGCCTCGGAAGGCTCCGCCACCTCGGGCCAAGCGCCCGATGGCGCGGGCCGTCCCATTGACGGCACGGTCGGCGTCGGCGGCGCGGGCACGGGCGGCACGGCCGCCACCGACCAGACTACGGCCGATGAGCCTTCGCAGAACTGAGGACAACACCATGGCCAGCAAGCCCACGGCCGCCCCGGCCAAAGCCAAGACCGCCAAAGCCGCCCCGAAAGCGGCCAAGGCCAACCCCACCGCCGCTCCAGCGCCCGCCGCCGCACAAGCGACCGGCGCTTCGCACCCCGACCCGCTCCACGCCGCCTTGGCCATCCTCGCCCCGCTCTGCGACGCGCATGGCGCGCGGTTGGAGCCTCCCAAGACCTTCATGGTGATCGGCGCCCGCATGCTCGGCGGTTTCGCCCACGCCCATCACCCCGTCTCGGTCGAGCGCTTTGTCGAAGCCGCTCGCGCCACCATGGGCGTCCGGGATGTGCAGGTGATGTCCACCGGCATCCGCCTCGAAGTCGTCGTTCCGGCGCCCGACGCCTGACCACCAGATTTGCTGCTTTCGCCCCGGCGCAGTCCGGACCTAGGCCGACAAGCAGACCCTCCCGTCGAGATTGGCGCGCCGGGAGTAGCTGAAGCCAGCCTTGCGGCGAAGTGAGCTACGGCCCGCGTCCTGAGGTAACCCGCGCGATCCCCGACCGGGGGCGGACGCAACGCCGAGACCTCCGCTCGGACGGCGCGGGCTGAAATTCTTGAAGAGGGCTGACCGATGACCATGCAGCGCAAGATCGTCCGCGCCCTGATCACCCCGGTCGGGGACGACGAGGTCGACGTGGTCATGTCCACCGCCGCCCTGGCCCGCGACGGCCACATCCTGCTGCCGCAGGGCTGCGTCCTCGACAACTACCGCGCCAACCCCATCGTGCTCTGGAGCCACAATCCGGATCATCCGATCGGCAATGCGGAAAACATCGTCGTCAGCGCCGACAACATCACCGCCCGCGCCCGCTTCGCCCAGCTGGGCATTTCGCGGAAGGCCGACGAAATCCGGGGCTTGGCCAAGACTGGCGTCATCCGCGCCGTCTCCGTCGGGTTCGACGCTCTGGAGATGGAGCCGCTTAATCCCAAGAAGCCACACGGTGGCCAGCGGATCACCGCCTGGGAGCTGATGGAGTTCTCCTTCGTCAGCGTCCCCGCCGATCCCGGCGCCGTGGTGACCGCGCGCCAGCTTGAAGACATCACCGGAGACCTGCCCGTGACCGTGAAGCCAGAAATCGCCGCCTCCACGGCCGCCTCCACGGCCGCCGCTACCCCGAAGCCCCGCAAGCGCCGCGCGAACCCGGTTCGCAACCAAGGGCCAATCCAGTTCAAGCGCGGCCTCTATCAGGTCGCCAACCTGCTCTATCTGGTCGAGGAACTCGGCTGGCACGTCGACATGGCCAAGTATGAGGCCGCCATCGAGGGCGACGGCAGCGCCGTCCCCGGCATGCTTGCTGGCGTCCTGCAGGACCTGGTCGACGCCCTCATGGCCATGACCACGGAAGAATTATCCGAGTTCATGGCCGGCTACGACGTCGAGGTCGAAGCCGAAGACGAGGTCGACGACAGTGTCGTGCTCACGGTTGAGGCGCGCGCCCACATCGCCGCCGCCCCCACGCCCGCCGTCCGCGCCTTCCGCCGCGGACTGGCCCACGCCAAGCTCCGCGCCGGCAAGACCCTGTCGGATGAAACCGTGCGCTGCCTGAAGGAAGCCGCCGCCCTGCACGAAGACGGCATGGCCGAAATCCGCAGCGGCCTGGCCAAGCACAAAAAGGGCGTCGCCGCCGTCAACGACCTGATGGATCGCGCTGGCGTGGCCGATCAGGAGGACAATGCGGCGGAGGCCAACGAGAACGCCGACCCCAGCGGCGAGCCCGAGGGTGAAGCCCGCATGAGCGCCGACTTCCGCCGTCGCGAGGCCGAGTTCTTGGGCCTGGCGCATACGCACTGACACCGAATTTCGATCCCCACGCCCAGGCGCGGGTAGCGAAACGCCCTATCGGCCCTTGGGCAAGGCTGCCGGCCCGCTGTGAAGCGCGCCACTCCCTTTGAAGGATCGCCCCATGCTCGCCGAGCTGCTGAAGAAGCGTGCGGCCGCCTATGACACGTTCAAGGCGCTCGCTGAAAAACCCACCCTCACCGAAACCGAAACCGCCGACTATGGCGCGCGCAAAAAGGACGTCGAAGATATCGACGGCCAGATCGTGCGTTTCAAGGAGGCCCAGGCCCTAAGCGCCGAGACCGCCCTCCCGGTCGCGGGACAGGAAAACGCCCACGACCCGATCCAGGTCCGCGAACTCGATCCCTACACCAACGAAGCCGACGCCAAGGCCATGGGCTTCGGCACCCACAAGGGCCTCCGCGCCGTCGCCTGCGCCAAGCTATTCGACGCGGCCGGCAAGAACCCTCAAGCCGCACGAGCCCTGGCCGTCGATATTCACGGTGAGCGCCATTCGATCACACGCGCCTTCGAGGCCGGTCGCCGCCCGGGATCGCGAGCCCTCGTCGTGTCGGTTGGCGCGTCCGGCGGTTTCGCCGTGCAACCGGACTTCGCTGGCGAGATCATCGAGCTGCTGCGCCCGAAAGCCGTTGTCCGCAAGGCCGGCCCGCGCAACATGCCGATGCCGCGGGGCAGCATGGTGATGCCGGGCCAGAACACGGCCGCGACCGCAAACTACGGCGGAGAATCGACCAAGGCGTCGTCCAGCCAGCCGTCGCTGAACCAGAAGACCGCGACCTACAAGAAGTTGACGGCCCTCGTGCCGGTATCCAACGACATGATGCGCTATTCCGACCCGGCCGCCGACGCCTTCGTGCGCGACGACTTGGTCAAGGTCATGGCGCTTCGCGAGGACAAAGGCTTCCTGTTCGACGACGGCACCAGCGACACGGTGGTCGGCATGCTCGCCTGCGCCAATCGCTGGGTTGGCGAAAACGACGGCACGATGGGAGCTTGGTCGACCTCGGCCAACTCCGTCATGGCCGCGAATGCCGCCGACCCGGCTAACAGCACCGGGGGCAACTTCATCACCTCCAATGCCAGCCCCACCCTGGCCACCGTGCAGGCGGAACTTGGCGGCGCGGCCAACCGTCTCGATACCGCCAACGTGGACGAGGACAAGCGCGTCTGGTTCGTCCACCCGCGCATCAGGAACTTTCTCTACGACCTTACGAATAGCTTGGGCGAGTATGTCTTCCGCGACGAGCTGAACGACGGTGTCCTGCGGAACTATCCGCTGATGACCACCACCCAAATCCCGACCAACTACTACAACGGCAACGGGTCGGCGACGAACTGCTCCTTCATCTTCCTGGCGGAGATGGACGAGGTCATCATCCTCGACTCGATGCAGCTGGAGTTGGCGGTGTCCCGCGAGGGCACCTACGTCGATGCCGGCGGCACGACGGTGTCCGCCTTCCAGAGCGACCAGACCATCATCCGCGCGATCGCCGAGCACGACTTCCAAATGCGCCACGACCAGTCCGTGGCGATCATCCAGGGCGTCACCTGGTCGCCGGACATCCTCTAAGCCCGCGCTATCGCTCGCTTGCGCTCGCGGTTTGAGCGCGAGCGAGCGGTTCCATCGCCTGCGCCGGCCTCCCGTTCACCTCCCAAAGGACTCTCCTCATGACCCCCTCGTTCCAGCACAACGTCGGCGCCTATGTCGCGCCGGTGACCAGCGTCTTCCCGCAAAGCTCCGCCGCCGCGACCATCAATGGCGCATCCGTCAGGCGGTCGGCGCACAACATGCCGCTGTCCTGCCTCCTGCACCAGGTGGTCGGCGCGGTCGGCGGCGCGCCCTCGGCGTCCAGCGTGCAGACCACCCTGCAGCACTCGCCGGACAACGCCACCTGGACCAACTACATCCCCGATGGCGCGAGCTCGGTGGCACAGACCCCGGCGATCACGGCGGCCAATCTCGGTTCGGGCGCCGCCGTCGATCTGTCGGGCGCCTTTGACTACATCCGCGCGGTCACGGTCATCACCTTCACCGGGGGCACGAGCCCCACGGCGCAGGTCTATTCCGACATCATCCTCGGCGGCGAGGCGGTCCTGCCGGCGATCTAACCTGGTCGGGTCTCAGTATCTGATTGGCCGCCACGGGATCGCGACTGACATCGCCGCCCTCGCTCCCGTGGTGGGCGCCATCACCCGAACCGTCACGCGAAGGATCCGCCCCAATGAAACACATCACCTTCGCGCAGACGACGGGCGAATTCCGCGCCGGCGACAAGCGGGTTGTCCCCGACGAGGTCGCCGCCAAGCTTCCCAAGGACGCCGTGCTCGCCAGCGAGACCTGGCCCGCGCCGCCGGCGAGGAAGCCGAAACGCGCGGTGCTGAATATCCAGCGCCCCGGCGCCCCGGACCTGCTGAGCGAGAAATAACCATGGCCAACCGCCTCCTCGCCTCGATCTCCGCGCTGGCTCTCCTCACGGCGACCCCGGCGTTGGCCCAGTCCGCCAGCGGCGGCCCACCCGCCACCTATGCCGACCAATACGGCCATCTTCAGACCGCCAGCGCCGCCCACGGCATCGGCCGCGAGAACGGCACGGGCGCGCAATGCCTGATGGGCTATGACGTCACCTGCGCCCAGCCGGTCTATATCGAGGCCGGCGGCTCCCTTGGCGTCTCCAACCTCCCCGCCACGGTCGATACCAACACCGGCCCAGCGTCAGCGAGCACCTTGCGCACCGCCCCGGCGACCAATACGACCTCCGCGCCGGTCTCCCCCGCCATCACCGGCCCCACCAGCACCCTGACGCTGCCGTCGACCACCACGGCCTATGCCGCCGGCAACCTGATCGCCAACTCGGCCACGGCCGGGTCTGTCGTGGTTCCCAGCTTCAACGTCTCCAACGCCGCCGGCGGCGCGGCGATCGCGCGGTTGCGGCTGTCGACGAACGACAACACCTCGACCGCCTGGCCCGGCGTCGGCGTCCAGGTCGATCTCTGGCTTGCCGCCCCCACCTTCACCAACGGCGATCGCGGCGCCTTCCTGCCGGCCACCGGCACAGCCAACCACCTCGGGTCCTTCACCTGCACGATGTCGGCGGAATATGGCGACGGGGCCTATGGGGAATGCTCGCCCTCGGTGGGCTCCTTCGCCCTGCCGAAGCTGGCCAGCGGGACCGCCATCTACTGGACGCTGCAGGCCACGACCGCCAGCGGCGTCACCGGCGCGTCCAAGGTGTGGACCCTGACCGCCGAGCTGTTGAACTGATGCGCTTCTTCGCCGCGCTTCTCTGCGTCATCGCCCTCACGCTGGGTCTGTCGGCCCCGGCGCATGCCGCCCCGCCGGCGGAAACCCTGCTGCTGCTCAGCGGCGGCAAGTGCGCCGGCGTCAGCCTGGATGTCGAGTTCGTCAAGGGCGGCGCCTGCCTCAACGGTCGCTACTACGGTTCGGCGACCCAGCTCCCCGGCTGGAGCTTCGCCCGCTCCTCGACCAAGACCGCGCTGGACGCCTCCGGGGTTCTGCACACCTTCACTTCGGGCGTCCCGGCGATCACCAACCTGGGACTGTCGGTCGAGCAGGCCGCCACCAACGGCGTATTGAGAAGCGGCGATCTTTCCAACGCGGCCTGGACCAGCATTTCCGCCACCGTCACCGGCAATGTCGGCGTCGCGCCGGACCTGACCACCACGGCGGCGCAGATCGTCTCCTCGGCCACGAATGGCGGCCAGTACCAGAACGTCGCCAGCTTCGTTGCTTCGGGCAGCGCCTACACCAGCCAGGGCGACCTGAAGACGGTGTCGGGCGGCCCGAACCTGATCTTCTTCGCGGCCGCCTCCAGCGTCGGCGCCGGCAGCGTCGCCCCGACCGTCACGATCAACGGCTCGACCTGCGCTTTTGTCTCCGCTTCGGCGTCGGTCTCCTCCGAAACCGTCACCCAGCTGGCCAACGGCTGGTGCCACGTCACCGCGACCTTCACCGCCGCCGCGACAGCCACCACCACGGTCGCCGCTGGCGCGGTGAACAGCGGGACCACCTTCCAGGCCTGGGGGATGCAGACCGAGGGAGGCCCCTTCGCGACCTCCTACATCCCGACGACGTCAGCGCAAGCGGCGCGCGCGGCGGATGTGGCCTCCATCGGGACCCCAATCGGCGCGACCGGCTCGTTTTTGGGGTGGGCATATGGGCCGAATGACAGCACTGCGTCAGGCCCCCGCGTTGCCGGCTATCTAGCCGCGGCGTCGGCCTACGCCACCGCCTCGCCTACCAACGTAGCGATTTTCAACTCGTCTGTCGGAAATCTGAGTTTGACGGTCGCCACATCGCCAACGGCGTTGATGAAAATTGCCGCGTCGTGGTCCCCAACTGGGCGGTCGCTTTCGGTAAATGGCTTGGCCGCCGTGTCAGACAGCGCGGCGATGCCCGCATCGACGGGGGTCATCATCGGCAGCCAAAACACCGGCGGCCAGTTCCTCAACAGCTTCGTCCAGAAGCTGGTGTTCTACCCTACGCACCAGAACCCGCAGGCGCTGAGCAGCAAATGATCCGCACCCTCGCCATCCTGTCCGCCCTCGCGCTACTCGCCGCCACGCCGGCCCAGGCCCAGACCATCAGCTGGTCCCCCGGCGTCGACTGCCAGGCCAACGCCCTGGGTGAAGACTGCATCATCACCCCAAGCCTGATGCAGCCAGCCTTCGCCGCCTATCAGGTCGCCCCGCCGCTCAACCGGGTCTGGTCCGGAGACGATCCCACGTCCCCCACCCTGACCGTCGAACTCCAGTTCCCCGACCTCGCCACCGCACAGAGCGTGCTGGCGGGGCTGTGGACGGCGAGCTGATCCGCCTAGGAGACCCTGATGGGCTATTCCGTCGTCACCACGGTGCTCCAGGCCGCCGTCAGCACCCTGCTGACCGATCTGCCGACGGTGAAGGACGAACTGTCGATCAAGGCCGCCGACACCTCGAACGACGCATGGCTGACACGGGCGATCACCCAGGCGTCGCGGGCGATCGCCGTCTACACCAAGCGCAAGTTCGCCCCGGAGTATGTGCAGGACCTGTTCGACGTCGAGCAAGATCCCTATCCCTACCAGACCCCCGGCGGCTTCCCCCAGCTGGAGTTGACCCGCTGGCCCGTCCTGGCCGTGGTTGCCGTGGTCCAGACGCTGGCCCCGGCCAGCAGCCAGCGCCCCGCGACCACCCAGGCCCTTGTCCAGGACCTGGACTTCCGGCTCGAGCCCGTCACCGGCCGCCTGCTGCGCCTGAACGCCTTCACCGGCGTGGCGACCCTTTGGGAGGCCATGCCGGTCACCGTTACCTACACCGCCGGGTTTGGGGCGCTAATCGAGGATACGGACACGGTTCCGGCCTCATCACCCTATCAGGTCACGGTGGCGGAAGCCGGCGCATTCTCCTGCGGCCAGTCGGTCAGCTACGCCTCCGGCGCGGCCCTGGCCCTGGTTGCCGCCAATCCTGATCAGGGCCAGTACAGCCTGGAGGCGGGCGCCTATAGCTTCAACCCGGCGGACGCGGGCCAGCCGCTCGCCTTCGCCTACGCCACCTTCATCATCCCCGCCGACCTGACCGAAATCTGCCTGCGGCTGATCACCATGCGTTTCCGGGCGAGGGGGCGTGATCCGCTCCTGATGCAGCGGGAAAGCCAGCAGATCGGCGTCGAGCGTTTCTGGGTCGGCGGCTCGCCGGGCCAGACCGGGCAGTTCCCCGCCGATATCGAGGGCGCCCTGAACGAGTACCGGACGCCCACGCTGGCCTAGGGGCAGACCTATGGATTTCGTTCATTTTGACATCACCGGCGTGCGCCAGACCGGCATTCGTTTCGATGAGTTCCCGGACGCGCTTTACGAAGACCTGCGCGTCGAGGTCAACGCCCTGGCGATCGAGCTGTTCGGTCGGGTCGAGGCGGCGACCCCTGATCGCACCGGCCTGTTGCGCAGCCAGGAGCGGGTGCGGCTGTTCACCGATCCCAATCGGATCACCGGCTATGTCGATGTCGAGGGCGGCAAGGTTTCGGGCGGCCCCTACGCCAAGGCCGCCTCGCTGGAATACGGCGCCCACGCGTCGACCCAGGTCAAGGCCCACGCCATGGGCCTGGATCACCACTGGGCGCTGAAACTGGCGTCGCCGGAGAGGGTGCTGGTCGAGGCCTACAACCGGACGCCAAACATCGCGGAAGTGGCGTTCGAACGCGGCCCGCTGGCGGTGATGCAGCCCGAAATCGCATCCCGCCTGAACGCCGTCGTCGCCAAGTCGACGGCGGAAGCCAACAGCTAGAACGCTCAAGTCGCGCGGAGAGGAATGCTCTGTGAACAACGATTTCGAGCCGGTGATGGCCGCCCTGTTCGCCCATCTGCAAGGCGCGGTGGTCATCCCCTTCACCGCCAATGCGACAGCGGCGGATGCGACCTTGATGGGCATCACTGACCCCGCCGTGGCGCTTCTGTTCCCGGGCCTTCCGGTTTTCGGGCCAGGTGTGGTGCGCGGGGCGACCATCGCCTCGCTCGATCTGGATGCCGGCACGGTCACCCTGTCCGACCCGCTCGACCAGGGTGGGGACGGCGTCGCGTTTACGACCGGCTTCTTGAGCGCGTCACGGCGCACCCAGCACTGGAACCAGGTCGATGAACAGCCGGCCCTGTTCCTGCGGCGCATCGGCGTCACCGACGAACCCGACGAGCTGTTCATGCGCACGACGCTGGAGTGCGAGGCCTGGATTTACTGCAACGCCGGCGAGGATCCTGCGCTACCGCCGGACAGCGCCCTGACCAGCCTGGAACAGCTGGTTCGCCAGAGCTTCGCCGCCGATGGTGACTACGGCGACCCTCGCTTCACCCTCGGCGGCATGGTCGATTGGTGCCGCATCGAAGGTCGAGGAACCAGTTCGCCCGGCGACCAGGGCGGCCAAGCCATCAGCCTTATCCCCATTCGCATCACGCTGCCCTGAGGAGCGCCTCCCATGTCCCACGCCGACACCGTCAACAACTGGTTCCGCGAGCGCCTGTCGGGCGGCCCGATCGCGCAGCACACCCCGGCCTATAACCAGCTGGTCGAGGCGCTGCCGGACCTGATCACCCGCCTTGAGGTCAAGCTTGCCGCCGCTGCCGATGATGCGAACCCGGTTCGCGCCGCGCCGGCCAAGGCCGCTAAGGCGCCCCCGGCGGGTGCGCCGGCCGCCCCGCTCGCCGGCGCCAAGCCCGACGCAGCCGCTTAATCCCAATCTTCGCCCCACCCTCCCGCGCCAACAGGAAAGCCTTCTCCCATGACCGTAGCCCTCAACGGCAAGCCGACCTTCGGCGCTGGCCGCGTCTTCGCCACCGCTAACCTGACCAACCCCACCCCGGCCCGGGCGATGGTGCCGCAGAGCCAGTCCATCGACTTCAAGCGTAAGACCGAAAGCCTGTTCGGCGAGAACCAGCTAGCCGTCGCCGTCGGCGCCGGCGAAATGGATGTCACCGGAAAGGTGGAATACGCCAAGATCAACGCCCGGATGTTCGCCGACAATCTGTTCGGCGTCGCCAGCACGACCGGCTCCTACGCCGAGGCGGATGGCGAACTGGGCACCGTCGCCGCCAGCACGCCCTTCATCGTCACCGTGGCCAATGTGGCCACCTTCCTGTTCGATCTGGGCGTCATCAATGTGCTGACGGGGGCGATCTTGAGCTGCGTCGCGACGGGTTCGGAGGTGGCGGGCAAGTCCTACTCCGTCGCCAACGGCGTCTACAAGTTCGCCGCCGCCGACGACGGCGCGAACGTCAAGATTTCCTACGCCTATTCGGTGCCGACGGCGGGCGAGACCGTGTCCCTGACCAACCAGCCCCAGGGTCTGACCGGCAACTTCCAGGCCACCCACGTTCTGCCCTGGGGGACCGAGCAGGACATGTTCGTGTTCGGCAACTGCCTCTCCGGCGGCGGCGGCTTGTCGATGAAGAAGAGCGGCTTCGCCAGCAACACCCTCGACTACACCGCCGCCTGCAACAGCAACGGGGTGCTCGGCACCGCCAGCTTCGCCGAAGCGGCTTAAGGCGCCATGACCGAAGAAGAGCGCCGGGCGCTGGGCCAGACCCGGCGCCTGGTGTTTCAAAATCTGGCCAACGGCGTCCCGGCCGAACAGATTGGCGCGGACATGAAGCTGTCGCAGCTGGAGGTCGACCAGGCGCGCAGGTTTGTCGCCCGCAAGATCGGCGAACACCTGTTCCTGCGCCGCGCGGCCCCGATCGACTGCCATGATGTCCGCACCATCCGATACAACCGCCGTCCGCTGCTGAGCGTGCTGCGCAAGATCGGCAACCTCGACCTTTCCACCGACCTGCTCCTCACCAAGCTCACCGTGCAGGCCATCGACCACCCCGAGATGGTCGAAGGCGCCAAGCACCGCATGGCCGACCATGCGAAGGCCAAGACCAAGGATTATGAGAATGACCGGCCAGACTGAACCTGTGGCGATCGAGCCCGGCACGCCCGCCGTGCGCCTGGCCGGCAAGCTCTGGCCCATCCCGGAACTGGCCTGGCGCGATCTGAAGAAGTGTCGCTCGGCCTTGCTTGCGCTGACCGACCAGATCAATGACGTCATCGCCGCCGCGAAAGACACCTCCGGCGAAGACGACGACGTCCGCGCCCAACGCAATCTGGCCGCCGTGTCGCTGGTGTTCCAGGCCCTCGCTGACGATGATTTCGACCGCCTGGTGGTCGGCCCGATCCATGCCGGCTTGCAGGCCGCCCACCCGACCCTGTCCCGCGAGGAGTTTGACGGCTGGTCGTTCAGCGAGGCCGAGCTGCAGCTGGCGTGGCTCACCGTGCGCGGCCAGTCCGGCCTGTTTGTGCTCCGCGCCCCCGGCTCTGATGGCAACGCCTTGTCGGGGGAAGTGGCCGGGGTAGCCTAGTCCCCGATCCAAACTGGGAGGGCGTGGTTCTCAACGCCTGCCGCTACTTCGGCCACACGCGGGATTATTGGTGGGGAAACCTCACCTGGGCCATCTACGAAGAGATGGAGTGGCAGCTGGCGGAAAATCCGCCGGCGGACCGCCTGGCCGCCATCTACTTCATCGGCAACCAATGGTGGGAGCCGCCGACCCGCACAGGCTCCGGCGCGCACATTTCCGCCGCCAGCGAAGACGCCGATGAAGTCTGGGAAAGCCCGTTCCCCGACGTGACGGACTGACGCGCTCACCCCGCGCCTGGAGCCCCGCGCCCAAGCAGCGCGCGGCGCGATAGCGCCCTCAAGGATCATCCGATGACCAACAATATCGCGGTCTCGATCACCGCCGACGTCGCCGATCTGACCGCCAAGCGGGCCATCGCCTCCACCGAACTGAAGGCGCTGCAGAAGGATCTGAACGACCTCGCCAAGACCGCCAGGGATGGCGGCATGACCGACGAGCTGAAGGCCAGGATGTTGGCCCTTGGCGACGGGGTGGCCAAGGCCAAGAGCCAGGTCAGCCAGATCGATACGCAGCTGAAGACCTTCGGCCGGACCGCCAATGAGACCGGGGCAGCGGTGGGCGGCCTGCACGCCGGCACGGCCGGCGTCACCCGTGAACTGCTGGTGATGGGCCGCGAGGCCAGCCGGGGCAACCTCAACCGCCTGGCCGGCTCGGCGACCATTCTCGCCGGGCGGCTGGGCCTGCTGACCCCGCAGATCCTGATGGTGGTTGGCGGGGTTCTGGCCCTGGCCGCGCCGGTCGTCTTGGTCGCCGCCGCGATGGAGTCCGCCGCCAACGACGCCGCCAAATACCAGGGCGCCCTGTCGGCCACCGCCAACTACGCCGGCCTCACCGCCGCCAGCTATCGTGACATGACCAGCGCGCTGGCCGTCTCCTCGCATATCGGCTTGGGGGAGGCCCGCAAGGAGCTGCTGGACCTAATCAACACCGGCAAGTTCAGCGGCGCGGAGATGCTGCTGATCGGCAAAGACTCCAACGCCATGTCGGAGATGACCGGCGAGTCCGCGGACAAGATGTTGTCCGAGTTCGAGAAGATGGGCGACGATGTCGCCAAGTTCGCCCGGGAGTATCAGGACCACTATCACCAGCTGACCACGGCCCAGTTCGAACACATCGAGGCCTTGCAGAAGGCCGGTGATGTCGAAGGCGCGCAGATGGCCTTCCTGCAGGCGGTCTACGGCTACCTCGGCAATCAGGCGCCGCGCCAGGTCGGGGCGCTGAAGAGCGCCTGGGACGATCTGACCATCGCGATTGGCGGGGCCGTGGACGCCGAGAAAAACTATGTTGCCGGTCAGGGCGACACGGCCGCCACACAGATCGCCAAGTCCAAGGCGGCCCTGTCCGAACTCTATGGCGAGAAGCTGCGTCAGCAGCACGGGGATGACGTCGGCATCTCGCCGGGGCTGCTGGATGAGCGCATCGCCGGCGGCGAGAAAATGCTGGCCTCGCAGCAGGCCTTGGCCGCCGCCACGGCCAAGACGGCCCAGGACGAGCGCGACAAGGCCAAGGCCCAGACCGAGGGCGTCGATGCGGCGGCCAAGCTGAACGAACAGTTCGAGGCGTCCAAGACCTCCGGCGAAAAGCTGAAGAAGACCCTGGCGGACATCAACCTGGAGCTGGCGCGCGCAACCGCGGCCGATCCGGGGAACAAGGCCCTCTACGAGCAGGAAGCCGCCGCCGCGCGGTCTCAGGCGGTCAAGTCCGATACGCCCCATGCGGCCAAACCGAAGAATGACGAGGTGCAGGTCTGGCAGGAGGAGCTGCAAACCAAACTCGAGGACGAAAAGGCCTATTTCGGAGACTCCAAGGCGGAGGAACAGAAGTTCTGGACTGACAAGCTGGCCCTGACCACGGCCGGCTCGTCCCAGCAGCGGGCGGTGAAGACCAAGCTCTATGACCTCGATCGCGACCTGGCGCGGCAGGCCTATGCCGACCAGCTCGCCAGCCTGAACGATCGACTTGAGGCCGACCGGGGCAACTGGTCGAAACAGCAGGCCGAGTGGGCGACCAAGCTGGCCTTCATCAAGGCCAGTTACGGCGCGCAGAGCAGCGAATACACGAACGCCCAGCGCGAGGAGGAGGCCGCCGAGCGCGAGCATCGCTCGACCATGGCGCAGATCCAGCGCGACGCTGAGGCGACCAGCGTGGAGCAGCTGAAAAGCACGCTTGCCGCCAACAAGACCATCCGCGATGAGGACGCCAGGACCCAGGAGGCTGTAACCCGCGCCAAGGGTTCCGGTTCACCGGTCGGGGAAATCCAGGCGGCTGTCCAGATCGCCGCCCAAGCGAGGGCGGCCCGCGCCGCCGACCTTGCCGACACCGCGACCACCTACCAAGCCGAGAATGCGCTGCTTCAAGCGGCGGTGGCCAGGGCCACGGTCAGCTACGGCACGGACTCCAAACAGTACGCCGACGCCCTGAAGGCCAAGCAGGAGGCGGATCAGGCCTATTACGACAAGCGCCGGGTCATGGAGGATCAGGCGACCCAGCAGTCGATCCGCGACGCGCAGGACATCCAGCAGAAATGGATGGGGATCACCCAGCCGATCGGTTCGGCCATGAGCGGGATGTTCCAGGGCATGGCCCTGCACCAGCAGACCTTCTCCCAGGCCGCTCTGAAGGCCGGCGACCAGCTGCTGTTCAAGTTCATCGACGTTGAGGTCCAGGACCTGGAGAAATGGACCGCGACCCAGCTGGCCAAGACGGGCCTGATCAAGACCCAGTCCACCATGCAGGGCCTGGCCCAGGCGGCGGCGGCCAGCAATACGGCGGTCACCCAGAAGGCGGCCGACCTTGCGGCGGTCACCGGTTACGCCGGTGTCGCCGCCGCCGCGACTTTCGCGGCCTATTCACCCGAGGCCGCCGCTGATCCGGCGCTGCCCGGCGAAATGGCGGCGGCGGCCTACGGCCAAGCCATGTCGATGGGTTCGTTTGCCAAGGGCATCGACGTCGTCCCGCGGAACATGATCGCCCAAATTCACGCTGGCGAACGGATCATGCCGGCGGCCGACAACAGCGCCATCATGGACGCGGTCGGCGCTGGCAAGGGCGGCGGAAGGGGTGGCGCATCGGTTAACAACACCTTCAACAACAACTTTCACGGCGTCTCCCACGATCCGCATGAGTTGGTCAGCGCGATGATGCCGCTGATCATGGAACGGTTCGAGAAGATGAAGCGGCGGGGCATGCTCGGATGACGCTGCCGGTCTATCCGGGTCGGGACCTGCTGCCGGGCATCACCTATGGCTCTACCTGGTCGCCCAGCTTCATGAACCTGCCCACGGCCACCACGGCGTCCGGCGCGGACATCGACCTGGCGGTCGCCCAGTATCCGCTGCACGATTTCGAACTGACCTATGAGTTCCTGCGGGATGGCGTCGGCCCCGGCGTCTGGCGCGACGGCGAGGGGCGGGAATTCCGCACCATGATGGGCTTCCTGCTGGAGACGGCGGGGACGGTGGGGCGGTTCCTCTACAAGAACCCGGACGACTTCCGGGTCTGGCGCAATCTGATCGGCGTGGGGGATGGCGCGACCACGGTCTTCCCCCTGACCCGCTTCTTCGGCGCCAACGGCTATGGCGCGAGCGAGCCGGTGGGCCAGGTCAATCTGGGCGAGGCGTTCAACGTCTATCTGAACGGCTCGGCCACACCGGTGAACCCGGACCTCTACACCGTCAGCACGGCCAGCCCGGTGGCCAATACGATCACCTTCGACACGGCTCCGCCGGCGACCCAGGCCATCGCGGTGGACATGTCCTATTTCTACTACTGCAAGCTTTCGGCCAACAACAACACGGTCAAGAAGTTCATGAACAGCCTGTGGTCGATGGACAAGGTGGCGCTGCACAGCTGCCGGCCGGGGGCCTGAGCCATGGCCGCCCTGCTGCGCGCCACCGCCAACGGCCTGCTCGCGGACGCCCTGGCGGCGGGGACGGTTCGTGCCCGCGCCGACCTGTTCACCTTCACCCTGCTCGACGGGACCATCCTCAACTGGACCAGCTGGGACCAGCCGGTGGTGTTCGCGGGCGTCACCTATTCCCCAGGCGCGCCGGCCGACGGGTCGCAGACGCCGTGGATCGAACGGACCACTTGGAACGTCTCCAACACCATGGAGATACCGGAGATGACGGTGCTTCTCCGGGCCCTGAACGCCGGCTTCAACGGCGGCGCCAATATCAAGACCCAGGTCCATAACGGCCTGTTCGACGGCGCGACCTTCCTGCTGTCTGAAGCCTATATGGTCGCCCCGCCGGTTATCCTCGACACCGTCCCCCTGTTCGGCGGCAAGATCGCCGGGATCGACCTGACCGCCACCACGGCCACCATCGACGTGCGCGGCAAGATCAACGACCTGGACCAGTACGCCCCGCACAACCTCTATCAGATCGGCTGCAACCACGGCTTCTGCGATCCCGGCTGCACCCTCAGCAGCGCGGCGTTCACGGCGGATTTCACGGTCGGCTCATCCGGCCTGACCTCGTCCTTCCTGCCCTGGCCGGCCACGCCGCCGACGAACGCCAGCACCTACCAGAACGGCCAGATCACCATGTCCAGCGGCGCGGCCTCGGGCCAGACCCGCACCGTCGGCTTGGCCAACAGTGCTGGCCTCACATTGACCTATCCGCTGTATCAGACCCCCGCGCCGGGGGATGGTTTCTCCGCTTTCCGGGGTTGCAGCAAAGCGAAGATGGACGACTCCGGCCAGGGCTGCACCGACTACGACAACGTCCAGCACTATAAGGGCTATCCCGACGTGCCGCCGCCGAACGCGGCCTACTGATCGCGCCCTGCTCAAGCGGGCCGAAGGCCGCCAGCACCACGAAAGGTTTTCCATGGTTCGCGTCGAGGGCTGCGACATGCTGGCCGATGCGGCGGGCGGGGAGGAGCGGCACGTTTTCGCCACGACGGCGGAGGCCGAGGGCCGGGCGGCCTTCATCAACGAGGCCCTGTCCTGGCGCGGCACGCCCTTCCGCAACTGCGGCGACGTCAAGGGACCGAACGGCGCGGTCGACTGCGCCATGCTGCTGGTGCGGTCCGCCGTCGACACCGGCAGGATACCCGCCTTCGATCCGCGGCCCTATTCCCCGACCTGGATGCTGCACCGGCGCGAGGAGAAGTTCGTCGACTGGATGGTCAAGCTCGGCGCCCATGAGGTCGAGCGGCCCCGGGTGGGCGATATCCTGCTCTGGCAGTTCGGCCGCACCTATGCCCACGGCGCGATCCTGATCAATTCGCGCCAGGTCATCCATGCCTACACCGCCGCCGGGGCGGTGATCATCTCCGACCTGGACGAGCCGCTGCTGCGGTTCCTGCCGGTCAGCTTCGCCCAGGTCCCTCGGCCGGTTCGCTACTTCGATCTGTGGGGCTAGCCCTTGTCCCTGTTCGCCGGCAACCAGAGCCCCACCAACGCGCCGATCAACTACACCGGGCTGAACGTCGGCTCGTCGCAGTGGAACGCGCCTGTCCCGATCTTCTGGGGCATGCGGCGGCTGTCCACCAACGCCGCCTGGTTCGGCAACTTCTCCGCCAAGTCGGAAGGCGGCAAGGGCAAGGGCGGCGGCGGCAAGGGCGACCAGCAAAAGACCTACACCGCCTCGGTGGTGCTGGGCCTGTGCGAGGGGCCCCTCGACGCCACCGATCCGGTCGGCAACATCTGGGCCAACGGCTCGACCACCACCACCACCACCCTGTCGGCCATGAATATGGTCCTGGCCCTCGGTACGACCGAACAGGCGCCCTGGAACTATCTGGTCGACAATTACCCCGACGCGGCCCTGGCCTATTCCCAGCTGGCCTACCTGGGCGCCATCAACCTCGGCCTGGGGGAAAGCGCGACGATCCCGGACAACGGGTTCGAGTGCAAGCGAACCCTGGACTTCGCCTTTGTGAACTCCACCCACGCCAGCGGCTGGATCAACCCCAACTCGCACACCCAGTCGCTGGGCGTCGACTGCCTGATGAGCGACATCATCCCCGACCTGCTGACCAATGTTCAGTACGGGATGAGCTTCAACGCCGGCGACCTGGGCGACATGACCCAGTACGCCACCTATCAGCGGGCGCAGGGGATATTCTTCTCGCCGCTACTGAACAGCCAGGAGAAGTGTACCGAGATCCTCGATCGCTGGGCCATGCTGTCCAATGCATGGATCTATTGGGCCGGGACCGCGATCAATTTCGTGCCCCTGGGCGACAGTGTCGTCACCGGCAATGGCGTCACCTATACCCCCGATGTCGATGTCGCCTATGACCTGGACTACGACGACTTCCTGCCCGGCAGCGGCAAGGACGACGGCCCGGTCAAGGTCACCCGCATCGACCCGGCGGACGCCCACAACCGCACCGCCCTGGATTTCACCGACCGCACCCTGGCCTACATCGATAACCCGGTCGAATGGAAGGATGACGGCCTTGTCGATCAGTATGGGCTGAGGGACAATTCCAGCACCGAGGCGGACGAAATCTGCGACCCGGCGGTGGCCAAGGTCGTGGTGCAGTTGCTGGGCAAGCGCAACGCCTACATCCGCAACACCTACACCTTCAAGACCAGCTGGCGCTTCATCCTCTGCGTGCCCGGCACAATCCTAACGCTGACCGAGCCGAATATCGGTCTCGATCATGTCCGGGTGCGGGTTCAGAAGGTTAGCGGCGACGAAAAGGGCCAGCTCAGCTTCATCTGCGAGGAATTCCCCGGCAACGTCGGCACCTATTATCCGGCGGTGGCGGCCGCGGCGATCACCGCCCCGACCACGCCGATCCTCAACATCCCGCCCGGCAATGTGAACACGCCGGCGATCATCGAGCCGGACTCATCCTTCACCGCCGGCACCCCCCAGATCATCATCGCCGCATCCGGCGGCGTCGCCTGGGGCGGCTGCACGGTCAACATCAGCTTCGACGGGGTCAACTACAGTCAGATCGGCGTGATCAACGCCTCAGCCAAACAGGGCCTGCTGACATCCGCCCTGGCGGCCTATGGCGGGGACAATCCGGACACGGCCGACACCCTGGCCGTGGACTGCACCGAAAGCCTGACCCTGCCAACGCCGGTCAGCAACGACGACGCCACGGCCCTGCGGACCCTGTCTCTGGTGGCGGCCCAGCCGACCCTGGTGGGCGACGCCTACGAGGTTCCGAACAATGGCGAGCTGCTGGCGTTCGGATCGGTCACCTCCACGGCCACCTATGCCGCCAACCTGACCTATCTGCAGCGCGGCGCCTACGGCACCGCGCCGGGCGCGCACGGCGTCGGCGACCAGTTCACCCTGCTGGACGTCACCGGCACGGACGGGACCTCGGTGGCTTACGATCTGCCGGCCCAGTACATCGGCCAAGTCCTGTATCTGAAACTGGCCTCGTTCAACGTCTTCGGCCAGGCGTCGCAGGATCTCTCCACCGTCGCGGAATACCAGTACACGCCGACGGGCGCGGGCTTTGGCGGCGGCACGGTCGGCGCGCCGCTGGAGCCTACCGGATTCGGGCTGCTGGGATCGCCGGGCGCCACCAGCGTGCCGCTGGCCTGGACCGCCAACCAGAGCAGCGACAATGTCACCCGCTACACGGTGTGGCGGGCGCCCGGCGCCAGCGCGGCCTTCAGCTCGGCCTCGGAGATCTGGTCGGGGCTGGCCCTGGCCTATACCGACGGCGCGGTGGCGGCCAACACCGCCTATACCTACTTCCTGACCGCCAACAATTCGGTCGGTGGCTCGCCCAACACCGCCGGGGTGAACGCCACCACGAGCGCGTCCATGACCGGCTCGACGACTCTCGTCACGGCCGCCTCGTCTCCGCTCAGCCTGGGCGTCGCCCCGGGCCTGACCTGGTACGTCGATGTCAACAACACCGCCGGCGCGCCGTTGCAGATCAACCTGCCGACCGGAGCCCCGGTGGTCGGCCAGCGGATCGTCATCACCGACGCTGGCGGGAACGCCACCACCAACGCCTTCACTATCAAGGCGGGGGCCACGACGATCGACACCGTCAATATCAGCAACGGCTGGTCCGTGGTGCGCTGGAACGGGTCGGCCTGGCTGAGGAGCGCGTGACGCGCATGGAACACCCGATGATGCGAACCCGGTTCGTTTTGGCGGTGCTGCTGTGCGCCGCCTCATGCCACACCGTGCCCGCTTACGCCGGCCAGGTCCCGACCCCGGTCAATGCACCAGCTTCCGTAACCGCCGGCGACGCGCTAAGCGCCACGTCCAATCCGCAGCAGGCGGCGGACAGCGGTGTCAGCCTGAGCGCTGCGGGGCAGAACAAGGTCCTTGCCGGCCCATCTTCCGGCGGCGCGGGCGCGGCAGCCTTCCGCGCCCTGACCAACGCGGACATGCCGTCCACCGGCCCCGGCGCCGGCTCGGTCAGCAGCGTGGGTCTGACCGCGCCGGTGGAGTTCACCGTCAGCGGCGCCCCGGTCACCGCCGCCGGCACCCTGGCGATCGCCAAGGCCACCCAGTCCGCCAACAGCATCTGGGCTGGCCCATCTTCCGGCTCCGCCGCGCAACCCGGGTTCCGGGCGCTGGTCTCCGCCGACATGCCGGCCACGGGCGCCGGCAGCGGGACGGTCATGAATGTCGGCCTGACCAGCTCGTCGACCGCTTTCAGCATCACCGGCTCGCCGGTCACCAGTTCGGGAACCATCACCCTGGGGGTAGCGACCCAGAGCTCAAACCAGGTGTGGGCGGGTCCGACCTCCGGCTCGCCACTGCGGCCGGCCTTTCGCGCGCTGGTGGCGGCCGATATCCCGTCGCTGGCGACGCTCTATGCACCCAGCGCCGTCACCACGGCGACCACGGTCGCGGGGTTGCCCGCGCCTTCCTTGGCGGCCCGTGGCTTCGTCACAGATTCGACCCTGCCGCTCACCGGAACCAATCTCGGCGCCGCGGTCGTGGGTGGCGGCGCGAACAAGGTCCCCGTCTATTCCGACGCGACCGCCTGGTACATCGGCTGAGGACACTGCCATGATCCTGATGATCGCTCCCGCCTCGGGGATGACGTTCGGCGCCATGCCCTCAGGCGCCAGCTACGTCTCCGACCCCTTCGCCCTGGTGCGAATTTTCAACGACTCCAGCGCCGACCAGACCGCCCTTGAGGGCGCGGGGTGTTTCACCCTGACGCCCTTCGGCAACTGGGGGAACGCCGGCTTCGTCACCCTGGCGGACCTGTACGCCGCCGACACCGGGTCGATTCTGCCGGGGATCACCGGCTATCCGATCCACACCGTCGCCACGGTCTTCACCGACCCGACCCTGGCCAACTGCGGCACCTGGGCCAAGACCACGACGGGCAATGGCTCCGGCGCCTGGACCCAGGTTTCCACCGAAACCCTGGCCTCGATCGCCACGACCGCAGGCGCCGCCGCGACCAGCGCCGCGACCGCCGCGACGACGGCCTCCGCCGCCGCGGCCGCGGCTGGAACATCGGCCGCCACGGCGTCAGGGGCCGCCACCACGGCGACCACGGAAGCTGGCATAGCGACGACCGCCGCCGGCTCAGCCTCGGCGTCAGCAACCGCGGCCGCCAACGCCGCCGCCGCCGGAACCGGCGGCCAGGTGTTCACGACCCACGCCGCCTTTGCCGCCGCGCTGAGTGGTCTCGGGAACGCCAATTATCAGGTGATCGCGGACGAAACCCACGGCGGCGACTGGACCATCTATTCGGTCGCCAGCCATGCCGCGACCTTCCTGATCGACCTGTCGCCCGGCGGCATGTCGGAGCCCCAGCTGACCTCGCTGTTCAACGCCATGCAGGCCGCCGGCCTGTTCGCGAACTTCCAAGGGATCTAGCCCCCATGACCTTTAAGACCGCGCTGGCGGCTTCGGCCGCCCTGATGGTGCTTGCCTGCGCGTCCGCGTCGATGGCGCAGACAACCACCAACGCCCTGCCGGCCAACGCCGCGCCGCTGCCCACCGACGTGGTTTCCTGTCAGCCGGCGGCGGCGGGGACCACGCCCGGCACCGCCAAAAAATGCACCCTGGCCCAGGTCGTCTCCGCGACCCCGCCGAGCGCGATGGCCACGGCTTTGCGTCCGCAGAACACCCCGTGGAACGCCAACAATGGCATGACCAATTTCGGCGACAGCGTCACGGCCGGTTTCGGCACGACCGTTTTTCCCACCAACGGCTATGCCAACCTGATGGCCGTCGACTTCGTCAATGGGGTCGGTAAATTCAACAACCTGGGCGTCTCCGGTGACGACGCCGCCGACGTCGCAACCTCGATGTTCACCAACCTGAACCCGACAGATTCCGGCAATCCGATCGTCACCGTCATGGACGGGATCAACGACCGGACCAATGACCCGAACAAGCAGGTGGTTTTCCAGCAAATCCTTGGCTCAGGCATCGTCCGCGCGGCGATCTCCAACACCAACACCGTGGCGGCGGCCGCGGCCCTGGTGACGGCGGCGGGGGCTTGGTCATCCGACACGACCTTCGCAAATCTGACCGGCGAGACGTCGACCACGAACGGTTCGACGCTCACGCTGACGAGCGCTAACTTTCCGGGAGGCGTCTTCTACCTCTACTACCGGATCAACAACAGAGGCGGCACGACCACAGGCGGCAGTTTCACGGTGTCGGTGGACGGGACTGTCGTCGCCGACACCGTCTCCGGCGCCTCGCCGATCACGACGTTGCCTTTCGGCGGCGCGACCTACCCAAGCATTGCGGCGCTTCCAACGGCTCCGGCGCTCGCGCGATTTCCGGTTGCCAGCGGTATCCATACGGTCGTGGTGACGGTGACGTCTCCAACCCTATCAACCAACCCGGTCCAAATTCTAGGGTTCGCCATCCCCAACGGCCAGATCGGCGGCCAGAGCGCCCCTCGCGTCGCCGTCGGCGGCACCATCTTTCAGCAGAATGGCGCCCAGGAGAATTTGCAGGCGCCGATGAACGTCCTGAACCAACAGATGGCGGCCCAATTCGCCGCCGACGGCCTGGACGTTCGCTTCGCCAATGTAAGAGCCTACATCAATTCCACGACCGACATGGCGTCGGTGGCGACCCAGAATTGCCCCGCCAGCACCGCGCCAGGACTGCACCCCAACGACTGCGGCCATCGGCACCTGGCCCAGGCCTTCGAGGACACGATCGCCGCCACCAGCGCTCCGCTCACCCAGCCGCTCAACCTGTCTGGCCTTCCCGTGCCGGCGACGCAAGACTTGGCGAATGGTCAGACCGTGGACGATGGCACCCACCTGGCTGCCGGCGGCCACTGCGTTTCGACTTTCCTCGGCTATTGCTGGGGCGAGACGATGCTCTTGGCGGGCGGGCGCTACACCAATATCCTAATGGCCGGCAACACCAGCTCGATGGGCTTCGGCTTCAGCTTTGCCCCTGCGCATCCGACGACGGCTCAGGTCCTTGCCGGGCTCGCCTACAAGTTCAGCGAGGACAACAGCATGCAGTGGGGCACGGCGGGAGCCGGCGTCACGGCTAATGAGCAATTGCAGCTGGCGCTTGCCGCCCCCCCGACGTCCCTGTCCGGCTATCATGAGGTGCGCGGTAGCGGCACAAGTTCTTCGGGCCTGATCGGTGGCCTGGATATCGGCGACAGCGGCGTCTTTGGCGGCATTCACTGGCTGTTCGATACAACCCACAGCGCCTTCGCCTTTGGCGTCTACGCGCCGAACAATGAGAATATCTGCAGCTTTTTCTACCCGTCCGGAACGACGCCCACCGCCGCGTCGAACTTCACCTGCCCGGACTACGTGACGCCGACGGGGGATCGTGACAGCAATTCATTCACGGCCGCGACGGCTTTCATCGCTGGCGGCAGCGCGCCGGCCGGATCAGGATCCTGCTCGATTGGGACCCAGACCGGCGGCAACACCGTGGGCTTCTTCAAGACGCCCAGCGCCTGTTCGGCGACCACGGCGACCCTGACCTTCAGCAAGACGGCGCCCACCGGCTATGTCTGTCACGTCACCGACATGACCTCGGCCGCCATCGCCCCGCAAACGTCTTCGTCCCTAACATCCTGCACCGTGAAAATCACCAGCGGCGCGAACGACAATTTCGCCTTCAGCGCGATGGCCGGTTGAGGCTTTCAGCGTCCTGGATCAGCGCGCTTACCCGCCGCCCGTGAGCCATTGGAGCCCAGCATGCCCGTCCCCACGCCTCCCGAGGCGCCCGTCGTCGTGTCCTCTGCGCCGCGCCGCTCGGTGGACACCTATTTGGTGGTGCAGGCTATTGTCGTCCTGATGCTGGGCGCGCTCGCCCTGGCTTTGGTGCTCAAGGGCGACACTAGTCATGCAGCGGAGATCGGCGCCGGCCTGATCGGCGCCCTGGCGCTGAACCGCAAGCGGAGCGGCGAGCAATGACCCCGTCCACCGCCTGCGCATCGCTCATCAAGCAGTTCGAGACCTGCGGCAAGCCGCTGGGCGACGGCCGCTTCATCGCCTACCTGCCGACGCCACAGGATCGCCCGACCATAGGTTGGGGCACGACCGGACCCGACATCAAGCTCGGATTGGTCTGGGCCAGGGCCGAGTGCGATGTCCGCTTCGCCGCCGATCTCAAGACCTTCGGGGAGGGGGTGGCTAAGCTGATCACCGGCCCCACCACTCAGGCCCAGTACGACGCCATGGTCTGCCTGACCTACAACATCGGCCCGGGCAGCTTCCGCGTCTCGACCCTGCTGCGGATGCATAACGCCGGTGACCACGAGGGCGCAGGCGCCCAGTTCGCCGACTGGAACAAGCAGGCCGGCAAGGTCCTAGCTGGACTGACCACCCGCCGCGCCGCAGAGGCCGCGCTGTACCGCTCCTAACCATCACGCAATCTGGGGACAAAAGCGCCCCTGATCTGACCGGCCAGAAGCCGAGTGGGCCAGAGCGCCCAATCGAAAGCCTACACATGCCCGAAGTGAACAGCGCGTCCGACGAGCGGACCGTCAACAACACCATGCGCCACGCCTATCGCGTCCTGAGTGACGACGAGAAGGCCAAGATGCAGGCCATCAAGGACCAGGGCCTCGCGTTCCACGACTTCATCGCCAGCCTTGGCTCCAGCCGCGAAATCTCGCTGGCCAAGACCAAGGTCGAGGAAGCGGTGATGTGGGCCGTCAAGCACCTCACGGCCTGAGCCCGTCATGTCCCCGGCGGCGACCCTGCCGGGGACCAACCCATCCGCCCCGCTCGTGGGCCGATCCGTGCTGGCCGGATGCCGGATAGCAGAAGAACTAGGAGAACCAACCATGCTGACCGCAGGTCCGCTGACCGTGAAACATATCGAGTCGAACGGCTTCGAATCGATCGTGCAGTCCACCCATGTGAACTTCATTCCGGGCGATACCCAAAACCCGACCGAGCTGATCGCTTTCGGCGTCGCGCAGCCGGTTTCTGATGGCTGCAATCGCTACCGGAATGGCATCGTCTATGTGATGAACGAGGCCGGCGCGACTGTCGCCAAATACGAGATCGACTGAAACGCCGAAGCTGCGCCGGCTGATAGGCGCGGAAGCTGGGCTCGCCCAGCCGAGCGGGTGGAAGGCCCGCACCTCATCAATCTCCGACCACACCCATCCCGGCGCACCCCGCGCCGAGACGAGGGCCATTGCGCCCACAACCTGAAGAGAACCGCACCATGTCCACTACCGAAAACCCCCTGCAGGAAGTCGAAGGCGCCGCCGTGGCGACCTGGGACACCATCAAGAGCAAGCTCGGCGCGACCTTCGGCGCGCTTGCCACGGTCGGCGCGACCGACGCCGCCTCGGCGATCGGCGCGCTGGGCTCCGCCGCCGTCACCTTCGGCCCGACCCTGCTGATCCAGGCGGCCGACCTGGTGCAGACCGTCGTCTCCGAAGCCGAGCAGGGCGCGAGCTATGCCGACATCGAGACCGCCGTCCTGAACAAGGCGGAGGCCGATGGCAAGGCCGACCTGACGGCCATCGAAACCGACGTCTGGCAGGTCCTGATCGGCCTGTTCGCCAAGGCCTGACCCCTCGGGCGCTCGCGCCCGTCTCGATGCGGCTGCGCCGGTGGCGGTGCTGGCCGCAGTCGCGCGCCCCGGCCTTTCCCTCCCCTGTGAGGCCGGGGCGCAGTTTTTTCGAAAGATCACCGATGACCGACATCCTTGCGCCGGCGGTCTCGCCGTCCAACGCCATCAACGACCCGTCGAAGACCCTGCGGGATTTCGCGCTGGCGGACCTGGCTCAATACACGCCCGAGCGGACGCCTGACCCCAACGCCAGCAAGGACGTGCAGCTGTTCCTGGTCGGCAAGGATGACGTGCACGATGTGCTAAAGCACCTGCTCAGCCGCGCCTCGATCTGCATCCACCTCAATATGTTCGGCTATGACGATGAAGAGCTGAACACGATCCTCATGGCCAAGGCCATGGACCCGAACGTCTATGTGTTCATCACCCTGGACCTGAGCCAGGCCGGCGGAAAGCACGAGGCGGCGCTGATCGCCCTCGATCGCCAGATGAACCTCGCCGCGTTCAACACCCACTTCGCGATCGGTCAGTCCGCGACACATTCCATCAGCCACACCAAAGGCGCCGTGCTTGACAACCGCGTCGTGTTCCAGGGCTCGGTCAACTGGTCCAGGGACGGGGAGGGGACCTTCGTCACCCGGGGCCAGCCCGGCGGCGTTGGCTACAAGGCCCAGAACAATACCCTGGACGTCATCCTCGACCTGGGTATTGCCGCGCGCTTCCAGGCCAGGCTGAGCGACGAACACCTGATCGCCGTCAAACAGCAACTGGCGAAGGCGGCCTGATCGCGCCGCGAACCCGGTTCGCTTCCCGCCATGACTGATCTCCAGCGCGACCAACTGGTCGCCGCCGTCTTCGCCACCCCGGCCGGCAAGCGGCTGATCGAGGATGTCCAGGCGCGCGGCGCGACCTGCCTCACCCTCGCCGATATCGCTGCCGCCATCGCCCGCGCTCGGCGGACGTGGTCGACCGCCAATCCGGAAACCCACGAATGATCGCCACCGTCCTGGGCCAGCTGCTGATCGGCTGGCTGATCACCGATTTTCTGAGCGGCGTCGCCCACTGGTGGGAGGACCGCGTCGGCCGCCGAGACTGGCCGGTGATCGGCCGCATCGTCGTGGTTCCCAATCGCGAGCATCACCGCGTGCCGCTGGCCTTCCTGCGCGCCCGGCTGTGGAAGCGGAACCGCGCGGTCTGGCTGGTCGCCGGCCTGATCTCGATCACGTGGCTGCTCTTGTTGGGGCCGTCCTGGACCTGGGCGTCGGCGACGATCGGCGGCCTGGTGGTGGGCGAGGTCCACGGCCTGGCGCATCGGCCGCCCCGGCCGGGATCCTGGCCGGGGATTCTGCAGCAGATCGGCCTGATCCAGTCGCCACCCCACCACGCCGGCCATCACCGGGCGCCCTCCGACCGTCGCTACTGCATCCTGACCGACTGGCTCAACCCGGTGCTCGACAGGGTTGGCTTCTGGGTCGCCCTCGAGACCGCTCTGACCTGCATCGGCCTTGAACCCAACAGGGGAACAGCATGATCCTCAACACCGTCCGCTTCATCATCGGCGTCTTCTGCACGACAGCCCTGTTCTGGGCCGGGATGCTGTTCGAGCACCGGCCGGCCGGTTGGCCCAACCTCAACGTGCCGCTGCCCTTTGGCGCCCACTGGACATTCCAGCTGCCCGACGGGCCATACGTCAAACTCACCGTCCTGCAAGCCCGGGAGGCGCAAGCCGGCCGCCAGGTCGTGGCGCTCCAGGCCAGGCAGTTGGCGATCGCCACGAGGGCGAATGCGGCTCAGGCCGCCGTCCAACTCAGAATTCAGACTGTCACCAAAACCCTCATCAAGGAGGTTCCCGTCTATGTCGATCGCCAAGCTGTCGCTGCTTGTACTGTCAACACTGGCTTTGTGCGCCTGTACAACGCCGCCGTCGTCGGCGAGCCCCTCCCAGGCGGGGATGCCAACACCGCCAGCGGCGCTAATGACGCCCCCTCCGGTGTTGGACTCGATACCGTTGCCCGCGTCTCCATTACCAACCTCGGAAAAGCCCACTCGGCCATAGAGCAGGTGAGAGGCTGGCAGACCTGGTATCAGTCTGAATATCAGGCGTGGCTCGCCACCCGCGCCAAGCTCGCCAACCCAGCCAAATAGCCACCGTCCCCGACCCGCGTAGAAGGATCGCCGAACGATGCCCCCCGAATCGACCCTTACGACCCGCCTGCTGGACGCTGGCGCCCCGGCATGGGCGATCATGATGGCCGAGGAGGTGGGCGGCCTGAAGCAAACCATCGGCGTCCCCAGCGACGACGGCAAGAGCGGCTCCGGCTTGGTCGGAAAGGTCAACGACATGGGGGCCAAGATGGACGGGCTGATGAGTCTGAAAACCCTCGGCATCGGCGCCCTCGGCGGCATCGCCCTGGTGCTGGCCATCGTCGTGTTCGGCCTCAAAGGGACCTTCGCCGCGGTCCTCGGGATATTCGGGGTCAAGGTTTAGGCCCCTGCCGCCGGCCGCCCGCGACTCGCCATATCGACCGGCCCCTTAAGCGCCGCGGTCCCCGGAAGGGGCCGCGGCGCTTTTTGCGTTTTCGCAAGCGGCCTTCTCGGCCATCGTCGGCGCCTCATCACCCGGCGACCCAGGGTGCCATCCGCCGCCCATGCCGATGACGAAGGCCGATACCTGCGCGGACCCGCACTGGGGGCACCGCAACCGAGGCCCCACGACGCCCAGCGTCCCGTCCGGGGTGAAGCGCTCCACCAGCTGACGCCCGGACCAGGTCCTCTCCGCCTTGCAGTCAAGGCAGGTGAACCGGACGCCATTGCCCACCGCCGCGATGTGCCCGAATCGCCAGTCGTGATGGGAAGAAACTTGCGTCACGCGGCCGTTCTGCGTCCGTTCACGGCCGGAGTCCAGGGACGAAAGAGGAACGCCGCGTCGCTCGCGCGTCGCTCGGAGTTTTCCGGAACAGCTCGGAAAATCCGGAAAAGGACGTAAATTCAATGATGAGAGAGGGTGGTGCGAAGTCGTCCCCGGAGCGCCAAAAAGGAGCGCCGGTTTGGATAATTAGCCAATAATTTCAGCAACGTAAGTTTGGAGGCCTGGCCGAGAATCGAACTCGGGTACACGGATTTGCAGTCCGTTGCGTAACCACTCCGCCACCAGGCCGCGCCGCATTTCTGGCCTTCCGGCCTCGCGCGAGGGGCGATGGCTAACAGAAGGGCCGCCGGGGAGCAATCCTATGCGTCCAGGCCAATTGCGCTCTCGTTAAGAGCGGCCCTATAAGCGGATCAATTCCATCCTTAGGGCTCCCGGCCAATGACGTTCGATTTCGCCGCCGCGCGGCAGACCATGGTCGAGACCCAGGTCCGCGTGAATGACGTGACCGACCTGACCATCCAGACTGCCATGCGGCAGGTTCCGCGCGAGCGGCACTGCCCCGAGGGCCGCGCCCACATGGCCTACGCCGACGCCGAGGTGGAATACGCCCCCGGCCGCTGGCTGCTGCGCCCGCGCGACGTGGCCAAGCTGGTGCAGTCGGTGCGGCCCCGCGCCGGCGAGCGCGCCCTCTGCATCGCCGCCCCCTACCTGGCCGACCTGCTGGACGACATGGGCCTGCTGGTCACCCGCCTGAATGACGGCGACCTGACGGCGGCGCCGGCCGGCGCGTTCGACCTGGTGGTCTGCGAAGGCGCGGTGGCCGAGGTTCCGGCCTCCTGGATCGCGGCCCTGGGTGACGGCGGCCGTCTGGGCGTGATCGTGCGCAAGGGGCCGGTGGGCAAGGTGCGGGTCTATCTGAACACCGCCGCCGACATCGGCTGGCGCGAAGTCTTCGACGCCACCCCGCCGATGATGGCCGGGTTCGAACCCGTGGCTGGCTTCGCGTTCTAG